TGGCAGCCGACTGAACCTTGCTGAACGACATGACTGTCTCCTTGTGAGAGGATAGAACGTGGCTCACCGTTGGAGCCAACACCCTCACGCTTATCTCAAACGTAAACCCTTGTAAACACGGCACTTACGGGGGTCATCGGCTACTTACCACGGCGACTCGCGCCCCCCTGCGCGGCCACCCCCCGGCAAGCCCCCTCGGCGGCTTCCGCATCGTTGGGGGAAAGCCCCCATTTGTCTGAGATTTCGCTGCCAGTTTCCCGACAACAAAAGTCAACCCTGCCTGCCCCACTCCGTCCCATAAACAGGGCGTCCCCGTTTCCGGATCCCCTTTACTCCCCCTCTCTCTCTTCTCTCTGACAACTCTGACAAGAGAAAAGAAGAAAGAAGGGGGGTATAAAAAGCATATAGGGAGAAAAGGTTGTGGCGAAAACCTGTCAGTCCCTCCCGGATCAGTCCACTTCGTCGTCTTTGTCCATCTTCAGCGAAAGACCCCCGATCCCGCGCGTACCTTCGCCACCTTTCCTGATCTTGCACAGATCCCAGCTGCTTTCGCTCGTCAGGCGCCTGACAAGTTGGTTGTCCGCGACGTGCATCTTCACGTTATTGACCCTGCACCAGTCCTTCCACTCGCGCCTCACGAGCTCGTTGGCCACGAACCCCTGCTTGTTCCGGACGAACCGCGCCTCAAGGAAGTAGTCGAACGGGTTGTTCGTCAGGTGGTAGTCGCGCACGACCCGCACACCGCTTCCAGTGGGGGGAAACTTGTCGCCGTCCTCCGCGGCCTCCAGCTTCATGGCGCCCCGGAGCGCCCACGCCGCGATCCCGGCCAACTCGCCCTTCAGCACGTCCATCAGGTCGTGCTGCTCCTTGCCCTCGAAGCTCCGCTCGAACGGCAGCACCAGCATCTTCGTGCTCAGCCCGCGCCCCTTGTTCGGCAACTGAGGGATCTCGTTCGCTTGGACCCACGGCGCCGCATTCACGACCACGTTCCTGACTTGCCGCCGGTACTTCGCGTTGATGCTGATCGGGTCGCGGCCCAGCACGTTCTTCAGGACCCGCACCGCGACCTCGCCCTCGCGCCCATCGAGCTCGCTCACCTCGCTCACGCACAGCACCCTCGAGAACTCAAGCCCGTCGAGCCCGAAACTCCCCGCCAGCTCGTCAAGACTGGTGCCCACGAATCCGGTTCCGCCCAAGAGCCACCGCATCACCGTCCCGATCGTGCCCTTGCCAGCGCGCACCTTCCCGTGGAACAGCATCCACTTCGCGTACCTCCGGTGGCTCATCAGCGAGTACCCCATCCACCGCTGCAGCAGCTCCTTCCACGCGGCGTCCCCGCCGCTCCATTCCTCGAGGCACCGCATCCACCGCGGGCACTCGGCGTCCGAATCCAAGTCCACGTCCATGACGCACGGATCAAACCACTCCGGTCCCCGGGGGACGCACACCATCGCCCCCACGCGCGCGCTGGCCTTCACGTCCACCACGACGTCCCGAAACGCAATGCAGCAGTGGGGGTCCTCCACCTGTCCCCGCGCGCCCGCGTCCAGCCACTGGGGCACCTCCGTCGCAGCCACGCGGCACAAGGCCTGAAGAGCCCTCACGACCCCGTTCACCTTGTGCTCGTTCGTCTGATACCTCTCCACGACGAGCCCGTTCGGGTCGTCGCTCACGTGCAAGTCCTCGGTCCAGCGCCACACCGCGTCCTCCAGCCACTGCACGTCCCTCTGCACCCACCTGCCGCCGTACCACTCGAACAGCCGGCCCTGCACCTCCTTGAGCCCCATCCCGTCCTCGAAGCACACCTTGAGCATCGCCCGGGCCACCTTCATCGGCTCCGTTGTGCGCAAAGGGTTTTGTTGTGTACCGAGCGTCATCTGATTATCCTTACTGGCGCCACGCGCCGGAGAACTTCATGTACAAGTCAACGAACTACAGCTTCGCAAGCGCAGACCCGTTCCTAGAGGAACTCATCGACAAGCGAAAGGCAGCCGACCAAGCTCCAGCTTCCTTTATGTACACGTCGAAGCCGGACGAACCAAAGGAACAGACGCAACCGCCCGGATCCGCAGGGACCACGTCCCCGCCTTCCGGACGGGCAAAGCCCTACGCTCCTGCTCCTGTCGCTGCTTCTTCGTCTAGTTTCGATCTTCGTCGTGTCGCCGCGCGCGAGGCGCATCAAGCCGAACTCGCCGGCTTCATGCAGCGCGAATCCCAAGGGTATCAAGTCAACCCGCTGAGCCGTCGCCGCGCTGACGAAAGGCTCAGGAACACCTTGGCCGGTATCGACGCCGAAACTCGCACGGCCGAAAGGAACGAGCAGGCCCGCGAGCAGGTCTACGAACGGTTCGCCGATACCAGGGCGCGTCGGGAATCCCGGATGGCCAGGGCCCAAGCCAACACAGCCGGGGCCCTGGCAACCGGTCCATCCCGTGCAGCGCCCCCTCAGTCTACACGAACCAACCCACTTGTCAAGCCCCGCGAGCCCAGGACGGACGGAGACTACATCGGTGTACCCCCAGGCTTCAACCTCACATACAGCCAGCTCAATCTTGTCGGCGAAGACACTCTCTACGGCGAAACGCCCGAAGGCCGCAAGTTCTACCTGAACCCCGGCGAATCCCCTGTCTACGTCGACGGCCAGGCTGCCACGCCTAGCGCCCCTCCCCGTCCCCGGGAACCTGCCGCACCCTTCGTCTACCAGGACCCGCGGCGCTTCACGAACGAAACGCCCGAAGGCCGGCTTCGCGACGCAGGTGTTCTCACCCCCACTGGCGAACTCAACCTCGAGGCCACCGACTACGGCCGGCAGATGCGCCTCGCCGAGGAGAAGAAGCGCACCGACGCGCTCTACGAGCAGATGCTCGCGGACGACGTCGCGCGCAACCCCACGAACGATCCCGGCCTCTGGGACTCGTCGCGCCGCGATCCGGCCGACCCGATCGGCTCCGCGCGCCGCTCGCTCCGCCAGACCCCGCAGCGCCAGCTCATGGACCTCGCGAACTTCGTGCCTCCGCTACGCTACGGATCCCGATGACCAGACCAGGCTACAAGAAGCGTCCGCGCGACAAGGCCTTCTCCTTCTCGGTGGGCGGCGGCCTGCGCTGGGTGCACGAGTCCCGCTTCTGCTCCGAGCTCGGGATGAATCCTCTCTCGTTCCGGCGCTTCTGCCGCAGCATCCACGTGCCGCTCCTCCAGATCGGCGACGACTGGCTCGTCAACATCCACATGTTCCGCATCGGCCTGTGGGCCGCGACGCGCTTCGGGCAGAAGGACTTCCTCGCGCCCGGCTCTGCCTCGCTCCTCGGCGGCCGCCGCGGAAAGCACCTCACGAACAAGCTGTCCCTCGAGTACATCCAGCAGAATCTTCCGATGCTTGTCGAGGAGATCAACAAGGTGCGCATCATGGACGGCGTCGAGCTCGAGGCCCGCACCGCCGAAGAACTCAAGGACGCCGGCCGCCGCATGCTCGGCCTCCTGAACCCCCACTGCCACGAGGAACCCTGACATGGCCAAGTTCGTCGTCATCGCCCGAGAGATGTTCACGGATCTTGTCCGCGGAATCCGCAAGGGTTCCGGCTTTGGACCGGACGTCGAACGCATGATGGGCAGCTACCAGAAGAACCGAGGCAAGATCGCGGACTACTACCGGAAGCAGACGGGCAAGGCCGTGCCGGAGGGAAAGGTCGTGATCCCCGCGAACCTGCACAAGGCGTTGAAGCAGGAATCGTTCGTCAAGAAGGCCTCGCAGAAGACAGCCAAGTACGAATCCGACGAAGAGAAGTTTCTGGGTCGACTGGGTAAACCGCGGTCTGAACCTCGTGAAACAGGCTATACCCGGCAGACTTCAAAGCGAGGCAAGATCACTTCCCGGGAAGCCGGCATCTGGCAGAGGCCCGATGGATCGTTCGGCGCAACCCTCGGGGGCCCTAGGCGTTCGCTAGGAACCAGGGAGATGGACGACATGGACCTGGCCTATCAGAGAAAGCTGGATCGAGAGGCTGCGGCTCGGGGAAGGAAGTTGAATCGAACCAGGCACGTCACCCGCCGAACGCTTGAGGAAGACGAGTTCTAAGGAGTCCTGACATGCCGTTCAAGAGCAAGGCCCAGGCCCGCTACATGTTCGCGACGATGCCCGAGACCGCCCGCAAGTGGGCCAAGAAGACGCCGTCCATCAAGGCCCTCCCCAAGAAGGCGCCGAAGAAGCGGAGCCGCTGATGGCGAAGAAGCGCTTCGACTTCAAGGCCGAGCACCGCGATCCCAGTGGGGGTCTCAACGCGGCGGGCCGCTCCGCCTACAACCGAGCCACGGGCTCGAACCTCAAGGCGCCGCAGCCGGAGGGCGGACCTAGGCGCGACAGCTTCTGCGCCCGGATGCAGGGCATGAAGAAGAAGCTCACGTCCAAGAAGACCGCGTCCGATCCGAACTCCCGCATCAACAAGAGCCTCCGGGCATGGAAGTGCTGAATGAGCCTCGCGAACCGTCGATCTGAATCGCTTGAGATGATGCCGCCTCCAGGCCTGCTGAAGAAGCCAGGCAAGCCGTCGAAGCAGCGCCCCAAGAAGTGCCCGGGCTGCGGCGAAGAGCTTGACGAGGAGGGCGAGTGCGAGGAGTGCGGTTCTGAGGAGAAGGAAGCCGGCATCAAAATCAAGATTGAGGTGCTCCTTCCCGACTCGCTGCGCAAGAGTTGACGGTATGATCGAACTGTCACCTATGGGCCGCAGAGGCCCGGAAAGCGAGTCAGAGATGAAGAAGGAAGGCAAGAAGCCCGCGTTCCTGTACGGCAAGCCCGCAACTCCCGCAAAGTCGATGCCGAAGGGCAAGGCCAAGGGGAAGGGCAAGGGCTGCAAGTAATGGGCCGGGGAAGGCGCCCGCGGACTGCAAGCCGGTCGAGGCTCACAAGGGCTACGGTCGTTGCGTCCGCGGGCCCTTCTGTTTGGACTCCGTTGCGGATTCAGTCCGATCTTCTTGCGTGGTACGACGCTACGCATGCTTCGACGGTGGTTCCTCCGGTTGGAGGACTTCCCTCTGTTGAGTCTTGGCGTGACAAGACTCCGTTGCTCAATCATCTTGAGCAGACTGTCAGCGCCAATCAACCTCAGTACAACGCGACCGCGATGAACGGGATGCCGGGGATCGTGTTCGACGGATCGAACGACGCGCTTCGGTCGAATCCCGCCAACTATCCGGGTTGGCCGCAGAACCCCAACGGCGAACCAATGCCGTTCGCGGTGTTCTACATCTGCAAGCCACCTCCGTTCGCTGGATTCCCGACAAGCAACGTGAGACCGTGGAGCGGGTTCCATCGAAGCATTGGCGGTACGAATCAGACCTACACTTTCGACTACTGGGTGTACGGCGGTAATCCGAACCCGGTAGGGATCATCGGGGTCGTGGGTGGATTGTTGGGTGGAGGGTTGGACACATTCGGAGCGGACTACACCGTCTACTCGGGCGCTGGAACGCCGAAGCATCCAAGCGGCCTGTGGCTCAACGGAACTGTCTTCAACGGGACTACGACGCTCCTACGGAGGACGTATGGCTCCACCGTTGGTTCGTCCGTCGGTTCAGCGACCGCGGGCCAACTCCATGGCCTGTGCCTAGGTGCAGACGGAAACGGCGGAACGCCGTCTCTTCATTCGGCGACCACCTTCGGCGAGTTCATCGTCGTTCGGAACGCGAACGCCGCCACGCAGTCTGTGTGGGAGAGGATCGAGGGATACCTCGCATGGAAGTGGGGAGTGCAGGGCGGTCTCCCCGTAGGCCACCCGTACAAGACAGAGCCTCCGAGGTGACTCATGGGACGTAGTCGTCGCTCTCGTATCTCACCGAACAATCGCTTGCTCCGAATCCTCACGTCCGCCTCGCGCCGCGGCCAGGGCGGACCACCGGCCAACCTCTACTTTCTCGACTACTCCCTCTCTGACAACAGCATGTACATTCCATTCTTCTTCTGAGGTCTGACCATGGCGAACAACGTGACAGTCAGGGACGGCAACGGCTTGACGGAGATTCTCCGCACCGTCGAGAGCGGTGGAGTTCACACGCCCGTCCACCGCATCGACGGCTACGACCCGTTCGACGACATGGTGAAGATGAAGAGCGTCCAGAAGAAGTGGCGCGACTCCTTCACCCAGCCCCTATCGAACCAATGGGATGTCGTGACCGCGGACGGAACCACGGCCACTGTGTCCAGCGGTCTGCTGACCATCGCCTCGGGAACGACGGCGGGCGGCTACGCGGAGCTGCTGTCGAAGGAGACCTTCACGATCCCGTGCCGCGTGATGGCGGGAATCAACACGGGCGCGACCCGTCAGGCGAACACGCACCACTATGTCGAGCTGGTGTCGGTCGATCCCGTGACCGGGCTTCCAAACGAGCTTCACCGCGTGGGGTGGGACTTCGGTGGTGCCGTCTCGACCACGCTGACGCTGGCCTCTTACGAAGTCCAGAACGGAGGCATCGCGCCGCTTGTCAGCGCGGCCTCGACCATCCAGACGACCAACGGCCTCGCCGTCCTTGAGATTGAGCCGTTCAGCGACGAGGCGTACTTCCACTCGCGGCAGATCGACAACGCCACGGTCGGTCGCTCGAACTCCTATGTCCGGCATCAGCAGATTCCCGATCCGAACGCGCTCTACAAGATTCGCGTCCGTTCGATGAACTTCTCGACATGGCGGTCGATCACGGGAGCCGTCTCTGGAACGGGCGGCGTGATCCGCGTGACCTGTACTGGACACGGTGGATCTACCAACGAGAAGTTCTGGGTGGAGTCTCTGAATGGGGTCACCAACAGCGGTGCAGTCGTCCGCGGCGTGTTCACCGTGACCGTGGTGGACGCGAACACCCTTGAGCTCCAAGGCACCACCTTCGGCGGCACCTATGTCACCGGAACAGGCCGCGCTGCCCGTGGTCAGGCTCCTGCGGCCATCAGCTACCAGATGCAGTTCATCAACTGCCAGGACTACGCGGAGCTGACCGCGGAAATCACGGCGGGACGCGGCTCGACCGCGGCGGGACAGGCATCGAGCGTCCTGCTTGCGGGCGCGACCGCGGCCTCGACCCCCATCGGTCAAGTCCAGATCGCAGCTTCGCAAACGGTCGGACTCGTTGCGGGAACGGCCGCCGTCGGCGATGTCGGTGTCCAGTACCGGGCCAACGCCACGGGGGCCGCGACCCTCACGAACGTGTTGTGCCCTGCGACCCCTGCGGCCCAGCAGCTCAAGTCGGGCGCGGGCCGCTTGCTCAGCATCGCCCTCACCAACACGAATGCGGCGGCGCGCTTCATCAAGATCTTCAACGCCCTCTCCGCCTCCGTCACTCCGGGCACGACCTCCGCGCTGGCCGAGATCGCCATTCCTCCGGGCCGGACAGTGCAATGGAGCCTTGAAGGCGGGGCAGGATTCTCGACGGGCATCACCATCATGGTCACGGGCGCCCAAGGACTGACCAACAACTCCGCTGTCACGGCCGGCGACGTCACCGGCATCGCCCTTCACGCCTGATTACCCATGTCGATCGCGCCGAGCCATCTCACGATCTCGAAGACCGGTCTCTCCCGCCTGGCCGACGAGATCCTGCGCGGCGCCGGTGTCTCCGACCTGCGGCTCAATCCCGAGGTTCTGCTTCCGCGCAGCGGCGACCTCGAGCAGGCCGTCATTTCGCGCAAGGAAGTGCTTGAAGGCAAAGCGGTTCAAGCCCTGCTTCGCTCGCCCAAGACCCGGCCCGAAGGAAACATCTCGCAAATGTTTCATCCGCTGCGCGGGCAGATGCAGCAGAAAGGCAGCCTCAACGCGCTCAACCATCCCGAGCTCGTGGACGAGACGATCTCTCTCCTGACCTCTGAACCGATCAAGCCGCACTTCGGATACGAGCGCACCGTCTCGAAGAAGGGTCCTTTCCCTTTCGTTCTTGGCGGATTCGATCCGTCCCTCGACTACAACAGTTCGTTCCTTCGCCCCGTGATCGCCGACGACCCGGAGGCCACCAAGCAGCTCTACGATGCCGTGCGCAAGAGGATCGCAGGCGTCTCGACCGGCAAGTACGGCTACACCGTGGACGAACTGCGGGGGGTCGTCGAAGAGCTGAAGCCCGTGCGCGACAGCCTGCGCTACGAGCTCATGGTCGGAGGCCTCTCTCCGCGCGCGGCCGATCCCGTCACGATCAACCGAGCCGTCCGCGCCGCCGTCATGCTGAACTCGGTGGCCACGATTCCCGGCAGCTCCGACCTGTCGGCGGTGGGCCTGCACCGCCGCAGCCCGGGTGGCCGCATCTACGACGGGACGAAGAAGGGCGCACGGGGAGTTCCCGCGGCAGCTCTCGACCTGATGGCGGGCAACATGATCCTTGCGGCCGTGGAAGGACGCAAGATGCCGATCGCCCAGCGCGCGATCGCCACCTACGTCTTCCAGAACATGCTGGGACCGAGCGCGGGATTCCGGACGGGACGCGACGCGGCACGCCAACCAGGCATGCCCAACCTCCCCGTCATGCCCCTGACCGAGGCTCAGGCCGCGGCCATGGCGAAGAACATACGCGAGCTCGAGCTCTTCGAGAGCAACCCCACGGTGCGCAAGGCCGTGGCGGCGCTTTCGGACGAAGATCTGCTTGACCGCACCGAGCAGGCCCTCGAGAAGCGCTTCGGATCCGACAAGATGATCGAAATGCGCAACGAGATGTCGGAAATCGCCCGCGACCGAGGACGCCCGTGGACGGACAAGAGCCGCGCCATGCACATGATGCAGAAGGCCCGGGCCGAGCTCGCCGAAGACGACTTCCTGAAGCTGGGCGAGGAGGTGGCGCAGGTCCCTGCGAAGCCCCCGCGGACGCCTCCAGCCGCCACGCGCGAGGTGCGAGGCCAGCGCGGCGGCGGGTTCAACACGAACATGCTCACGAAGAAGGTGCGCGATACCGCCTCCGAGCTCGGGCTGCGCGTCCGCAACCCCGTGATGGTGGCCGCGATCGCAGGGATGCTGATCATGGGCCTGACGATGGCGCGCGACCAGAGGGAGGCCGCTTGAGCCGCAAGGACCCGCCGCAGGAACCCGAGATCGAGAACGGCGAGGACGTGATCCGAGCCATGTTCTCCGTGGACGGCGTGGCCAACGCCATAAAGGCCTCCAACTTCGACATCGAGGAGGAGGTCAGGATGTACATCGACATCGCGCGCAACTCGCTCGACGACAACACGAGGCTTTCCGCCCTTCAAAGGTTGAACAGGCGTGTACGGGAAGTCGCCGATGTGAATGGACTCATCGTCACCGGTTCTGCTAAGATGGTCAGCCATGACGAACAAGGCAACATTCTCGAACAGACCCGTTCCGAATCAAGACTCCTCTCCCAGGTCCGAGGGCTCAAGTCTCTCGGCACCGGAAGCCTCGCAAGCCGAGTCCTTCCCCCGACCGGGCTCGCTGGATCTGCTGGAGGCCCGCCTCCCCGAGCTGCGGAATGAGGACTTCGCGTCCTGGGGCGCCTACGTCTACGAGGACCTGGGCGTGATCGACCTCGACCGCGCCGTCGGAGGCGCCTCTTCCTTCGGGGCCGCGATCCGCGCCGAACTCGTGCACGAGAACCGCTTCAAGCCGAAGTGGGTGCGCATCGCCTCGAGGCTGCACCGCATGAGCCCCGCCACCGAGAACCCCGCCGAGATGATGGCCGGCCTCTGCATTCTGGCCGCCGCCCACCTCCTCGTGACCAGTGGGGGTTGATGGACCCGAAGCGCATCGCTACCCGCGCCGAAGGAAACGACCTGCACCCGCTGCCGGCCGACTACGACACGCTGACCGCCGACGGCCAGCGCCAGGCCCGCGTCAACGCCTGCTGCCTCTGGTCGCTGCCCACGAAAGATCCCGAGGAGCGCGGCGACAACCTTGTCTCGTCCCTCTGGTTCTTCGATCGCTACTACCTGATGCCGGATCAGGACGCGGACTTCAATCCGCTGTTCTACGACGACACTCCGCTTGAGACGCCCGACTTTCACTGGGTGCTCGCGCGCCAGTGGGCCGCGTATCGCCTCACGGCGAGCGTTGCGCCGCGCGGCTCGGCCAAGAGCTACCTCAACTGCAAGGACATGCTGCTCCGCCTGCTGACGCGGCCGGCCTACTCCTTCGTCTACGCCACGTCGAGCCACCCGAACACGCGCGAGGTCGGCGAGCGGCTCAAGCGGCAGTTCATCCACAACTCCCGCATCATCGACGACTTCTCGTCCGAGTTCGACGGCGACCGCATCGTGCCGCGGCGCGGCGAGGGCTCCTTCAGCACGGAGCACATGGTCCTCGCCAACAGCTCGTGGATCCGGTTCCTGAGCGCGTCGTCGAAGCAGCGCGGCGGACGTCCGCGCCGATACCGGCTCGACGACCCCGAGTACGATCCCAAGGCCACCACGGCGATGTCGGTGCTCCGCTCCTACATGGACGAGCTCCTCTTCAAGATCGTGATCCCGATGGTCACGCGCCCGGACACCGGCGTCGACTGGGTCGGCACCTTCGTGTCGAAGCGCCACTACCTGTGGCATGCCATGCAGCTCGAGGAGACCCCCGAGGGCCTGCGCGCGAAGGACCCGCGCTTCAACCGCTGGGCGCGCCTGGTGATCCCCGCCGCGCTCGAGGAGAATGGACGCATCGTGTCCTGCTGGCCGGACATGTGGCCCGCCACCAAGAGCGACCGCCTGCTCCTCGCCGTGGACAACTCGCGGTTCGCCGAGTCCATGTCGCTCGAGGAGATCCGCGAGACGATCGGCGAATCAAACTTCGCCTCCGAATACATGGCCTCCCCGGGCGACGGCCACGGCGCCTTCTTCGGCACCCTTGACGAGCACCGCCACGGCTGGACGCTCGAGGAAATCGACGACAAAATCGACCAGCCGCTCCAGACCAAGGCCAACATCTGCTGGAACGAGCTGCGTGAAGGCGAGACGCACCGGATCAAGATGCCGCTGCCTGACTTCCTTACGAAGTACGCCCGCCTCTTTATGACGGCGGACACCTCGCACACGGCCACCACCGACTCTGACTTCAAAGTGGCCTGCCTCATGGCGGTGACTCCCCAGAACGACCTCTTCGTCCTTGACCTCTGGGCCCAGCAGACCAAGGAGACCGTCCAGGTGAAAGCGGTCTTTGAGATGGCCGACCGATGGCGCTGCCCCACGGTCCACCCCGAGTCGATCCGCGAGGGCGTCTCCCTCTACAACTCCCTGAACTCGATCGTGTCCACGCGCGCGCGCGACATGGCGGGCACCGAGCACCTGCCCAAGATCGTCAAGCTGAACCCAGGCATGGCCGAGAAGACGGACAAGATCGCCGCCCTTGGCTTCCGTTTCGAGCACGGCAAGATCAAGCTGCCCCTGTGGCGGCGCGAGATGCTCCCGTGGCGCCACCTCTTCGACCAGATCGAGTCCTTCAACCCCGAGGCGCCCGACGGGGGACTCGAGAAGGACGACTGCATCGATGCAGTCGCCATGTCCCAGTTCGTCCTGCGCGGCCGCCTATCCAAGACGCCCGGCGCGCCATCCGACAAGACCCTGTTCGAGCGCCTGCGGGACGGCAACTTCTACGAAAACGGGGTCCACATCGGCGAAGGACTCGACCTCAACCAGCTGACCGCCGAACAGATCAACGAGATTCTCGATGCACGAACCCCGACCGTCCAGCGATCCCCCGGCTCCAAGATCTGAAACCCGCATCCCGATCGGGCTGTTCGAGGCCATGGCCCGCTGGTACTTTGGCGGAACCGACGTCAAGGAACCCCCACTGGGCGGCGCGGTGGGCGCGACCGTTACCGTCTCTGATGCTTGGCTAGGGATCCTCTGCCTGGCCTACTACGGCAACGGGCCGCGGCATGCGTCCGTCGGCTCCAGTGGGGGTTTCCACGAGGGAGCCCTGCCCGCGCAGGAAGCGGTCAAGCAGTATGCTCCGACGAAGGAACGAATCCGCATGATCCCGGGAGGGTACGCGGCAAGAAAGGCAACCAATGGCAACCGATCCGATCAAGCTCACGAAGGACCCGATGGCGCTGGCCCGGATCATCGACGCCCACGTGGAGCGGGAGACGAACCGGCTGTCGTACCGGCGGGCGACATGGCTGGTGGCCCTGTACTACCTGCAGGGGGCGAGGCAGTTCGACGTGTTCGACCCGGAGAGTGGGACGGTGCGGTACTCGTACCTGGACGAGCAGGATCGCCTGGAGTTCCAGTCGGCGGAGCTGCTGAAGGCGGTAGACCAGATCTCGGGGCGCCTGAGCAGCCTTGACTTCAGGCCGCTCGTGCAGCGAGTCGGCTCCTCGCTGAGCTCGATCCGGCAGCGATCGATCGCACAGATCATGCTGGATCAGGTGGTCTCGGAGCACCAGCTCCAGCGCGTGGTGCCGCAGTTCAACCACCTCTTCACCCTCCTCGGCTCCTGCGGGATCACCGGGCACATGGTGAATCACCCGACGGTCGGCCTCACCGCGGACCTCGAGGTCGTGCACCCGATGGAGCTGTTCCCGTTTCCGAGCCTCGTGCACGACTACACCAAGCAGCGCGGCCTCCTGCGCCAGCGCATGGTCTCCATGGAGTACCTCAAGGAGAAGTTCGGCTCGAAGGTGACGCGCAACAAGGACCGCATCGAGTACTACACGATCAAGCCGGGCGAGTCCTACGAGCAGCAGACCGCGAACGAGTACACGCTCGGTTCCCAGGTCACCTACTCGGACGATCGCATGGCGCTCTACGACTCGGACAAGGAGGCGCAGCAGGTCGTGAGGGTGCGCGAGCTTTGGCTGAAGGGCCCGCGCGACACGGTCGAACGCTACATCGTGACGAGCGGCGAATGCACCCTGCACGACGAGTCGTTCGATGGGCGCGAGGTCTACTGCCCGATCGGCTTCGCGCGTTTCATGGAGAACGGCTCCTTCCACGGCGCCGGCGTGTTCGACCTTCTCTTCTCGCTGTGCCGCGAGGCCGAGCGCCTGCAGAAGTCCCTGTTCCAGAACATCCGCGACATCGACAAGTACGGCGTCCTCGTGCTGCCGCACGGCTCCTTCAACTCGAACACAATGCTGCGAGACGTTGGCCAAGGACTGCGCGTCTTCCCGTGGGAGCCCGATCCGATCAGCGAAGGCTTCAGGCCGTTCAACATCACGCCGTTCACGAGCGGCGACGTCCCCGGCAAAGTCAGTTCGTTCGCCGTACAGCAGATCGACCGTCTCAATCCGATCCGCGATCTCCTTGCTGAGAAGGGGCGGGTTGATTCGGCCACAGGCCTGCAGTTCCTCGACGAGCAGGTGAACCGCGCGATGAACACCCCCACTGCAGGGGTGCAGCAGGCGTGGGGCGACGCCTACCGGTCGGTGCTTTCGGGCGCCGTGCGCGAGGTCGTCTTCAGCCCTCGCACCTTCACGGTGGACCAGCTGACGCTCGACCTTGCGGGCGTCGTGGTGGATCCCGAGACGATGGCGGTCTCGTTCGAGACGAACCCGCTGCCGTCCCTGTCTCAGCTCTCCTTCAAGATCAGGGACATCAACCCGCGGTCCAAGGTCGCGCGCAAGCAGGAGGCGCTCCAGCTCCAGCAGCAGTTCCAGATCGACCCCGATACCTTCATGCTCTTCGCCTTGAAGGAGGGTCTCGACTTCGCGATGTGGTCGGACGAGCATCAGAGCGCCTACGAGTCCGTGGTGCGCAACTGCCTCCTCCTCTACGGCGACGGCAAGAGCCCGGGTCAGCTGATCCTGACTCCGCAGACCGTCAAGCCCGAGTTCCAGATCCGCGTCCTCAACTCGTTCATGGCCAGCCCGATCATGGCGCTCGCGGAGGCATCCGTGCAGAACGCCTTCATCGAGTACCACAAGACGCTGGTGGGCTTCATGGGATTGGTACTTCCGAACGCCCTTCCCAATCCTGACGATATGGCTATGCTGTCGAAACTGGACCAGCAGATGGCCCAGATGGGGTCCATGCAGGGCGGGGCACCTGCCCCTCAACCCGCCATGCCCCTCATGTAAGAGACCAAGATGGACCCAAACACAAAGATCACGCTCGAAGACGGAACGACCACCACGCTCGGAGAACTTCTTGCGGCGCGCAAGGAGCTCGACGATCAGAAGGCCTACGCCGAGGAGCTGCGCGAAGAGCTCGACAACGTCGGGCTTCTGTTCCGCAGCGACATCGAGCCCGAGGCGCGACGCGAGGCCGTGCGCCGGACTCTTCGGACGCAGGGCTACGACGACGCGCAGATCGAAGCCTACATCCAGGCGACCAGCGCAGGGGCCGAGAAACCACCCGTGTACGAGGACGATTCGCCCGGAGGCACCGGCTCCGAGGACGAGATCGAGGAGATCGAACTGCCGGGACTCGAAGACGAACAGCCCAGTGGGGGAACCCAAGAGGACGACATGACCCAGCAACTTCAGGAACAGCTCGAGGCCCAGCGGGCCGAACTTCACCGCATGCGTGTGCGCGAACTGCGCGACAATCTGAATCGCGCGCTCGAGAACACGATGAAAAAGAACCCGGAAGTGCAGAGACTTCTGGAAGCCGCCAAGTCCCTCCGCGGAGACGAGGGGGTCCGGCAGGCCGAGACGACGCTGCGTGGGCAGCTGGAGCGCCAGGCGCTCGAGCGCATGCAGAGCCGACGGAGCCAGGCCGGCACCTTCGAGGATGCGTGGATGGAGGAGGAGGTGGGCAAGGCCGTGGAGCCTGTCGTGGGAACCTTCCGTTCGGTAATCGGCGATCTCGACCGTCTCGGTCGGACGTCGGAAACAGCAGACGGACTGGACGCGCAGGAGATCCTCAAGTCGAAGCCCGTGCCCGAGCCCGAGTGGAAGCCCGGAACCGACTTCAGCGCCCTCGAGGCGCAGGTCAAGGAGTTCGCGGCCGACACGATCGCGCGGGCAGCCGCATCGTCACCGTCTGAATCCGCAATCTGAAGCGCCCAAAGGGCGTAGGAACGAAACATGCCATTCGCAACAACGGGCTCGATCTTCGATCGTCAGTCCAATCGCATTCAGGAAGTTCTCAACAAGAGCCTCAAGGTCTTCCTTGCAGGTCTCGATCCGGTGTGGCGCGACAAGGCCGTCACCAGCTTCGGCGTCGGCAACTCCGGCGACCTCGGCCGCGACCTCAAGATCACGAAGCTCTTCATGGGCAGCCTCACGGGCGTGATCGAGGCGGGCCAGGGCTTCGGCGACAAGGACCTGTACGGCGATCTCACGAACGCCCTTGGTCCGTCGATGCACGTTCAGTCGGCCAACCAGGCCTACCCGAGCCCGCTCGAGGGTCCGAACGCCACGGCGTACCGACTCGCGATCCCGATGCGCTCGATGGTCACCAACCTGATGATCACCCTCGGCGAGAAGCAGGCCGACGCCACCCCGGCGCTCATCAACCAGGTCGTGGCCCCGAAGCTCACGGCATTCGCCCGCAACATGGCGCTCACGCTGTGCAACTACTGGTACCTCTCGCAGAACGAGTCGTACAAGCTCTGCACGGCGACCAACTTCTCGGCTTCGACCGCGGTGGGCAACGCCTTCCGATTCACGTTCGAGCCATCGAACTTCGCCATTCACCGCTTCGCGCGCGGCCAGCGCATCGACTTCCTCTGGAACTCGAGCTACGACTCCGGCAACCAGACCGGCGTCCGGGCGAACGACTCGAACGACCAGTCGACGGCCACCACGTCGGGAACCCTCGCCCTCGGCGACGGCACCCGCGCGACCCGTCTTCAGGTTCTTGTCGAGAGCGTCGATCCGCTGACCAACAAGGTCACCTGCATCGCAGGCGGCGCGCCGGCGACCCCGGGCACCGGCGTCAACCCGACCTCGTGGCAGAAGCACACGGGCGCAGCTGGCTCCGTCACCACGAGCACCGTGACCACGATGAGCACGATGAACGGATTCGTGGACGTCGTCTACGCCAACAGCCACCTTGTGGACGGCGCAGGTTCGCTCACCTACACCGGCATCGCGGGCATCAACAGCTGGCTCAAGAACGGCGCCGAGACGGGTGGCACCCGTCCGACGGCTCTGCTCGGAGCGGAGTCGGATTCGACCGACTTCATCGACGTGGCGGAGCGTCCGGAGTTCAAGAGCTTCAAGTACGCGGTCAACGGCGTCCTGACCGAGTACAACATGAAGCGCTACCTCCAGCGCGTCCACAGCGCCTTCGAGCCGCTCGGCAACACGATCGACACCCTGATCGCGTCCGAGGGCGTGTGGAGCGCCTACGAGGCCCAGAAGATCGGCCAGTACCGCATCGACCGCACCAACCGCCCGGCGGCGATCCAGAACGAAGGCCAGACCGAGGGCTTCAGCTTCACGTTCGAGGGCAAGACCTACAAGGGCCACACCTCGCGCTTCGTCGAGGCGGGCACCCTGTACGGCATCAAGCTCGGCGGATCGAACTGGAAGAAGTACGTGCCCCCGAGCCCGAAGGGCGTCTCCAAGATGAGCGAGGCCGATGCGTTCATCCCGTTCGAGTTCGTCGCGGGCGCCATCACCGGCACCAGCACGAACCAGCTGCCGATCTTCCAGACGGCGTCTGGCGGCGGAGCCAACCTCGTCACGCAGGCATCGCAGATGCCCGGCCGCATCCGCATGCAGCTCGTCCCCGACCAGCCGAACGGCATGAAGCTGACCGGCCTGACCGAGGATCGCCTCTACATGTGATCCCCGGCTGACGGAACGGTTACACTGGGGCCGCCTCGTGAATGGGGCGGCCCCTATTCTTTGGAGACCTGCATGGCGATGAGCGACGACGAGATCACGGCAGCACTCATGCTCGGCACCGAGATGAGCCCCGAGCGGTTCGAGCTCGTGCCCGACGGTCCTTGGATCAAAGCGGTGAGGGAGCGCACCTCCCAGAAGGACCTGTTCGTCTACTTCCACCGCAAGTCGAAGATGTTCGGGCTGGCCTGCTGGTCCGTGAAGCCGCGCACCTGGGGGCAGGGGATCGCCGTGTGTGTCGAGATCTGCATCTTCTCGAAGAAGCCCGAGGAGAACCCCGCCGACCTGCCCGACATGGAGTGGATCGAGAGCCGGTGCCGCCCGGGCCACGTCGTGGTCGAGGAGGAGCGGCGCGCGCGGCTCGACCGGATCAGCGAGAAGCAACTGCGGCTCCTCGAGCGCAAGACCATCATGGACGACATGGCCTCGGTCCTCCGCAAGAAGGGCTTGAACGAGGCCGCGGACAATCTGAGTCTTGAAGACGTTCCCGACAACGACTCCGACGTCGAGGAGATGCGTGAACTCCTGAACTGGGCGGCACAGAACAAGATCATCTCCACAGGCTGAACCATGCACTCATCCGGCTCCATCCTCAAGACGTACTGCGAGAAGGTCCGCCACTACCTGGACGATCCCGACCTCGATGCCAAGTACGACGACAACTACCTCGTGCGCTTCTTCCTCGCGAGCGCCATGAACGACGTGCTTTCTCGCGTCTCCATGATGAGCGACAACCAGATCGTCCAGATCCTCACGCTCGCGGTGAAGACGGGAACCCAGCACTACAGGCTGCCCCCCACTGTGCGGCAGATCATGCGCGTCGGGCTGATGAACGCCTCGACGGGGTACTGGACCGAGGACTTCCATCCGCGCAACCGCTTCAACACCTACGGGAACGGCTGGGCGCTCGAGGGCAACCTGATCTCGTTCGAGCCTCCGCCGACCGCCGACCGCGACATGACCGTGGCCTACATCCCGAGCGGCGACGTCGAGGCCCACTACGAGAACGGGAACCACGGGGTCCTCCACGCGAACGGCACGTTCACGATGCCGGCGAACGTGACGCTTGGATCGGTCGACAAGCGCGAGAACGCCTACGTTGGCTGCTACCTGCGCATCTTCGGATCGGGGGTGACCGATGAGCTGGTCGTATCCCAACACGCGGCGGCCACGCGCGTCCTCACGCTTCGCACAGCGGCCACGAACGCCGCCGGCTCGTATCCGTATGAGGTGGTTCCGTTCCTCCTAGAACCGATGATCGACGCGATCTCGCTGAGCGCCGCGATGCGCGCGGGCACCGGCCGCAAGATCACGGGAGCCCAGATGCAGCTTCTGACCCTTTCCTACAAGTCCGCGATCAAGACGGCGCACGATCTGATCGGCAACATGAACTCGCGATCAGGCAAGCGCTTTACCGGCGCCACGGTCGACAACAAGAACCTCTTCACCTTCTGATGCCCGACGAGCTGTTCAACCAGGCCAACCGCGACTTCGAGATCAGCCCCGGCTTCTCGAAGCCGCTGTCGAGCCGCCTCGATCAGGGGTTCCAGCGCTTCACGGTCGTGCCTGGGCTGCGCTTCACCGATGCAGGCCCTACGACGGCTCCTGGCGCTCTGCCCGAGCAGACGGGTCCTTCGCCCCTCATCAACGGCCCGGGAGGCAGTGGGGGTCAACTAGGCGATTCGGCTCCTTCGATCTTCAACTTGATTGCCAACCTTGGTTCGCCCGACGCGCCCACGGCGCACCCGGACTCGGTGCCTCCGATCGGGCCCGAGGAGCGCATTCGCTACTCTTGCGTCTCAGGCAAGTGCCTGCAGGACCCGAACGGCGTCTACCTCGGGATCGACGAATGCCTTGCGTCCGGCTGCGGTTCGGGAAGTGGCGGAGGCGGCGGCGGTGGTGGTGGCGGCAACGGGTGCGATTGTGGCTGCGGGCTGTCCCACACCGCATTCAAAGCCTCGATCACAGGGGCTTTCGGACCCATTTTGAGCGGCGGGCGCAACTACTGGGCCTACTCTTGGGTAGAGATTGGGGGGCTTCGTTCAAGCATTTTGAACGGCATGTCGATCAACGAGTACGAACTCAGCTACAACAACGACGGCGGCAACATTCCCCCTGGTCCTGCACTTTTGACAAGGTTGAAGATTCCAACGGGAGCCGTCGTCGACATGATGCTCGACCTCACTTGCGTACCTTGGTTTAGTGAACCCAATCCTCTTCAGGTGACCTGCGTATGAGCAACGGAGTGGTCTCGACCGGATGCTGCTGCAATTCCGAATCTTGCGCCAGCCAATGCTGCGATTGGTGGAGTTGCAGTCCTACGGGCCCGATCAACGTTTCCTTGAGCGCAAGCGCGATCACGAACAAGAAGATTCTTCCGGGCACTCAGACCCTGCTGATTGAAGAGATCCATTGGACGGTCACGGCGACCTTGACTCGTTCAGGCAGCACTTGCGTTGTTGCAGAGGCCGGAATAGCCCCATTCAACGCCTTGTACCGGTACTCGGCCCAGACCTGCAACTTTTCCTATCAGAAGAAGATCTACCTCCGCGACGTCGGACAAAGCTACACGTGTTGGCAGCTTCCGTGGGCGCCTCTCCAATGCGGAAGCCGGACTGAAATAGGGGACTGCGTGACTTATGGCAGTCCCAACTCTGAATTCAGCGCGACGTATGCGGGCCTGATGAGCCTTTGCGTCAATGGAAATCCGCCTTGCGGATTCTACTGGACCTGTCCGCAACCGGGCGGCTGCACTTCTACTTCCGTACCTGGCGCTCAGTGCGTTCCTTGCGGAATAAATAGCTCTTTGGGCAATCTAGGCACTTGTCAGGATTTCTTCGATGCAAACGGCTACTGGCCGGAGCCAAGTCCTCGAACCGGGCCCAATCCGTGTTTGTCCTGGAATTGCGGCACCGCTGCAGACAGCAACGATGCTTGTTCAGGAGCGGGTTGCGAAGGCATTGAATGCCCCCAGAGTCCAGACCAAATTGACTTCAGACTTTTGGAAACCCGAGAATTCACCTACAACGGACAACTTACGGCGGGGGGTTCGAGTTGCGGACCAGGAGAGTGTCCGCCAGACTTTGGTTCCTGCCCCAACTCCATCCCTGGACCTCCGCCTTTTCTCGTGGGCTCACCGAGCATTTTCGTTCGCCCGGGAGATGTGATCACGATTGTGTGCGTGGGAACCCAGTGCAAGGCCGATGCCCAATGTGTCAAACCCGTGCTGATCTTCAGTCCAGACACAACGGACAAGTTCTTCGATTCAATCTACGATCGAACCATGGACCCTTGTTGTCCGTGGCCTTGTGGGGAGCCGGAAAATTGCGTTGTCGAACTTCAAACGCCGTTCTGCATCAGGCCGTTCGCGATCTTCGGCAAGAGCAACTGCCTTAATTCAAGTACATTCGACAGCCCGATCAACGGCTGCTCGATGCACCCTTCACCTCTGTACGGTTTTGGGGCTGACGGCATTGACATGGCGGGCGTAGGCTGTTCCCCTTGTCAGCCTTTGGAGCAAGTGCTGGAGTTTCCCCCCTACTGCAACGGGGGCTCCAACGACCCAAACAACCAAGGCGACTCTCCGTACTTTTGCGCTGTCGAAAATGCCGGGGATCCTTATTGCCCGCAGGGATCTATTTGCAGCTGTACCCCCAACAGCGCTGTCTTTTGCCCGCCTAGCTGTTCTTCCTCCGGGGTGGCCCCGTACACTGTGCGCAGATGCTATTGGCCGGGCTGGTGCGAAGTCGAAGAAAGGACCACGTCATGGGGATGGAGCATGTGAGAAATTGCTATTGGCGTCAGGAGGAGATGTGCCGTCACCCCCGCATCGGCAACTCTCCCGCGCCAGAAGAACGGTGCAATCAATGCGCCCATTTCAAGGCGCCTATGTACGTTCCTGTCAGCGTTCCGGCTGTCGGGAACTCTCCACCTTCTTTGGTGAATCGAGCCGTTTCCTGGGTTCGAGCCGAATCAAGCCTCGTCACGCACCAGCCCCTCACGAACGAAGAGTACCTTCTTCGTCTTGAGGTATGCAACGCATGCCCGCATCTGCGCAGGGCCGACGAACCCGAGAAGCTGGGTTGGTGCACCAAGTGCGGGTGTCCGGAATGGAACCGTTCCGAGCTCACGGTGAAGGCGCGAATGCCTGCCTCGACATGTCCACTTTCCAAGTGGACGCCCGACTCAGAAAAGGCTCCTTTGACCGATACTCTGAGGGGAGCCATCAATGCCTGACATCAAGAACGACTGGTCCTATCCCGTGATCGACACCACGCTTGACAAGCGTGTCGAGCGTCCTGGCGTCCAGCGCGGCCTCTCCTCCGAGATGACCGGAGTCGATGGACGCAGCGAAGGAGGCCTTCGTCCGTTCGCAGGCTTCAAGAAGGTCTACGATTTCGACCAGCTCCCTAGCTATCCGGGCTACACCTCGAAGTCGGTGGTGACTGAATTTTTTCCTGTCGACTTTCGCATCGGGTCCGAGCAGTACGGTTACGGCTTCGTGTACCGCGCCAAGGTCACGGCCGCGGTCCAGACCGCAGACATCTTCATCGACTACTGGAACTCCGTCACGCAAACGTGGACCAAGTGCTTCTTGCTTGCAGCAGCCGTGCCGATCAAGGAAACGGCGCAGATGTCGGTGCAGGTCGTAGGGCGCTTCGTCTACGTGTTCATCGAAGGCCGCAGTCCGATCCTCTTCTACGTCGAGGCCACTCGCACGAAAGAGTACGATGCCGAAGCCGACACCTTCATCTCCGCGGTCAACAACACCACGAACTACGGGACCACAAACGAGCTTCAGACGGCCAGCGCCACCAACCTGCGCAACATCTTGATGCGATTCGACACAAGTTCTGAAGCAGGCTTTGCGGTCGAAAGCGCCAAGCTCGAGCTGATCGTCTCCGGCAATACCAACTCTTCTCCGGTCCCCCTCACCATCAACGCCGTCACGGATCCGTCCTTTACCGGCACGCCGTGGCAGGAGTCGACCGCGACCTGGGACCTGCGTAAGACCGCCGTCAACTGGAACACCGCCGGCGGCGACTGGGACACCTTGCATACCTCGAACGTCCAGATCAGTGGGGGTTTCGTCGGCAAGATCACGTTTGAAGACAGCAACTTCAAGACGATTGTCACGAAAAGCCTTGGAAGTTTGTATCAATCAGGTGTTTCCAAGGTCGATGTGATCCTCCGCTCGTCGACGGTAACCACAGGCCTTGTGACCGTTTCGGGCCGCGGCCAACAGAGTCCGTTCGTTCGCCCGAAGCTGACGATCACCTTCGTCTCCAAGACCTTCCTCAAGGCCAATGTCGTGACTTCGACAGGGCCCGGGCTTCAGCCGGCCCTCGAGAGCCCGGAGCGCGGCATCGCGCCGGGTTCGTTCACGACGGCCGACGCAAAGCGCCCAGCCACCGCGCAGATCATCCTTCTTTCAGACAACCCGTATTCGGGCGACGTGCTCTTTCCCGATCAGGTCTCGGGCCTGTGCTCGGGCGACGCCTTCCCTGCGCCGGGCGCCGTGACGCAGCCTGGAACCTCGTACACGCACACCCCCACTGGTTCGGCCTGCACCGATGTAACGGGCGTGGTCACGCAGCTCCTGAGTCCGGCGAACAAGCAGACGGGCGTGAGCGTCACGCCGCGTCTCGACTGGACCACGTACTACACGAGCGGCGCCGCGGTCGACGCGAACGTGAAGTGGCTCGTCTACATGGTCGAGGAGGGCAAAGGCGCCCTGAACAACCATCAGCTGGTCACGATGCCCCCCGGCCTGAGCGTGACGTACTTCGAGCCTGCGAGCCTGTTCCCGCAGGGCCGGTTGGCCTACGGCAAGAAGTACCTGTGGAAGGTCGCGGCGCTCCGCACGGACTGCACCGGGTTCTACGAAGAGAGCCCGGTGGGGTCGTTCACGACGGAGAACAGGTTCCAGGCGCGCAAGTTCGAGCCGGGCGACTACAGCTTTGGGTACGTGCTCGTGGACTCGAGCACGGGACGCAGGAGCGCGTTCAGCGAGGTCGGGCAGGTTCGCAGCGAGGACTTCATCGTCGTCCGGACGCAGAACGGCAACAACATCAGCGTGAAACAGGATCAGTACATCGGCATCGAGGTCGTCTACGACTCGTCCAAGTACGACACGATGTACGTGTACAGGAGCGTGAAGATTCAGGACGCGGGCGGGACGATGATGGCAGGCATTCCGCTTCTCGATGCGGTGATCACGCTCAAGGACTACTGGACTTGCCGGAACGGAACGACTCGTCCGTTCGATCCGGCGAGCACGAGCAACAGGCATGCGATGTACTTCTACGAGCTCGAGGACAAGCAGCTCGTCTACCAGCAGGCCTACGTGGACCGCAGCGTCTTCGACGAGAAGATGCCGTTCGCAGGCGCGGCTGGGCTTCTGCAGAACACGCTTATCGTCTCGAAGATCGTGGCTCCGCCAGCGAGCACCCCGGATCAGCAGTCGACGCAGGACGTCGTGCGCGGACTCGGGGAAATGCGCTGGAGCTCCACGATGGAGATGAGTCCTGAGCTGTTTCCACCATTCAACCGCTACAACCCGACGATCCCGAGCAACGAGGTAGTGACGTTTGCGAAGGCAGGTTCCAACCTGCTGGGCTTGTCTACCGATCGCATCTACCACGTGAGGAAGAGCGGGCCCTACTTGCGGGTGACCGAGATGCATCAGGGCTATGGCGTCGTGAACCACAGGGCCGTGGACTCGGTGGGAAGCGCGGCCTACTTCGTGACGACGCACGGGCTCAACAGCGTTGACATGCAGGGGCAGCTCGACGAGATCAGGAACCTGAACCAGGTGATCGTGCGCGAGTGGGCTGCCGACCTCGCCTCGGTGCAGGTCGCCCACGACCCGTACATGAACGCGCTCTTCGTGTTCAACCCCGTGCAGCAGGAGGCCTACGTCCTGTGGTTCGCGTCAGGTCGCACCACGAAGGTGGTAGACATGCCTTTCACGGACTGCCAGCAGGGGCCGTGGCCGATCGGGTTCCTGAACGGGTCGGGGTTCAAGAACGACCTGACGCGCCGCGCCCTCTTCCTCTTGAACAATCCGGATTCGCGTCTTTCAGGAATCGGCTCGAGCGCCACATTCGCGCCGGCCGTCTACGTCACGGACGAAGATCGGAACCGGACGATCTCGGGCGCCACGGCGAGCTGGAACGGCGCGCGCCGCCTGACGCTGCTCGACTTCGCGGGCGACTCCCGCTTCGTGGCGTCCGCCAACTGGGACACGGGCAACTCCCTGATCCCGATCAGCACGGGTACGGGAACGGTGGCGGTCACGGACGGCTGGAAGGGGGCCTACGCCTACCTTGTGCACAGCACCCATAACAAGGCGCACATCGGCAAGAAGTTCCAGGTGGCCTACAACTCGACGACGCAGGTGGTTCCCATCTCGACGACGGGCGCGAACGCATGGCTCACCGGCGTGAAGTCGGGCGACGTCTTTGTCGTGAGCCCGGTCGTGTTCGAGTGGGGCGGCTGGCCGGTCGGGCTGGTGGACGCGCAGGGGATGCAGTTCTCGAACGCCGACTTCTTCCGCATGAAGGTGGTCAGCTCGATCGGGGCCGCGTTCAGCGACGTCTCGGGACCCCCACTGACCGACTCGGTCACGGCCAACCACCGGCTGAACCGGTTCCGCGGGCTGGTCTGGCGCGGCACGACGGAGACGCAGTACGCGGTCGCCGACACGGTGGACACGGACGGAGAGCAGTATCCTTCGGTGCAGGACCTCGAGGGCGTGGTGTACGCGGCCTTCGGTTCCGATGCTACAGAGGGGCGGTACGGCGTGAAGGGCACCTCGCTGACGCCCGGAATCCGTATCCTGTGTCCCGATCTCGACTTCAGGCTGCTCGGCTGCATCGTCAAGGGAACGATCACCAACGTCGAGCGCACCACGAACCCGCGAGGCAGCTGATGAACCGACCGCAAGTTTTCCCAGCACCCGGAAACCAAGACCCTGTGAGCTCTTTCTCCCAGTGGGGGAATCCGTTCTCGCAGGCTCGAAGTCGCGGCTCGCGGCCCGTCCCGATGAACAACGGGGGTACTTCAAGAGGCCCGCAGAAGTTCGAGTCGCCCAGGAACCCTGTGAGCTCTGCGGTGCCGTATGGCCATCCGATGGTCGATCAGGTCAATCGGAACTTGCGGCGCGCCGGACCAAACAGCCCGTTCCTTGACGTCGATCAGGCGCTCGCAGGGGCGGTCGGTTTCGACATGTCGCGGCAGCAGGGGGCGGCGGACTACCAGTTTGAACGTATGAATCAAGCGACCGAGGGCTTCATGGACGCCACGCAGAACGCGGCGGCCACGATGCAGGGTCTTGGGCAGGGTCAGCGGAGCGCGCTTCAAGGGATCGCCGGCGGGCTCGAGCAGCAGGGACAGAAGGATTTCGACGCCTTCGCCAAGTTCCGCGATCAGCAGCTCGGGAACGTGAACCAGAGGCTCGACCAGATGGGCAGCCAGATGGAGGCCGCAGTCCAGAAATCGATGGACGTGGAACGGCAGTTCCGCGACACGAGTGCGCAGGACGCCGCCAACGCAGGGTTTGGGATCGGGCGGAGCGCAGCCGCGCGCAATCAGGAAATCGAGATGATGGGCGACCTGAGCCCGGGCGAGAAGGCGGCGCTCAAGCAGCAGAACTGGATGGACACGCAGACGCAGACCTCGCAGATCGTTTCGGGCATCTTCTCGAACATGAACCAGCAGATGGCGCAGCTCGGGCAAATGACTGCTTCGATGAAGCAGGCGCAGGCGAGCATGACGGCACAGGGCGCGCAGATCGCCGGTCAGGTGGGAACGGCGTTCGGGTCGCAGACCCTTGAGGCCCAGAAGATGGGCCAGCAGATGCGCGAGCTGGGCTCCAACCTGCGGGTCATGGGCGAACAGGCGTATGCGTCCCTTGCCAGTCAGGCGGCGATGCTGCTTGCATCGGGCCAGCGAGAGCGGTACGACATGTACATGGGCAACCCCTACCAGCCGATCAGCGTGTTCGCGGGGCTGACGGGGTTCCTCAACGCGGCGACGACTCCGGGCCTCGAGAACATCAACCTCCCTGACTTCCGAGATTTCACATGAGCAGAATCCCGAGCAACGCAGAGCAGTTCATGGGCGGTATGCAGATGGGGGCGCAGAACCTCCAGGGCGCCCGCGAGAACTGGGCCATCAAGCAGCAGGATCTCCGTGCGCGCCAAGGGCTTGCCCTCGAGGCCCAGAAGATGGCGCAGCAGGGCCAGCAGTTCCGCATGGGCCTTCAGGCCGAAGCCGAGAACTACCGCAAGCTCAACGAGAGCCGCGAGCGACAGCAGCAGGCCGAGCTGTCTCAGCAGGGTGCGCAGTTCGACAAGCGCATGGCGTTCGACAAGCAGCAGGCGGATATCGACAACGCCATCAGGATCAAGATGGCGCAGATTCAGAACGAACGCGAGATGAACGAGAAGGCGATCCAGGCGCTTGCCAAGAACGATCCGCGCATCGCCGAGTTCCGAGCGAAACGTCGCGAACTGGCCGGCGAATCCGACAAGCTGCAGGCCCTCGCCGCCTCGACGCAGGCCGCGCTGAACATGCTGACCAGCGAAAAAGGCATCCACAACACGAAGTACAACGACATCTCCGCGCGTCTCAAGGCCCTCAAGGAGAGCCTCGACTTGCGTCGCGGCCAAGCAGACAAGGCGATGCTCGCCGGCTTCACGCATGCGCTCACCAAGGCCACGACCGAAGGAAGCTTCTTCCAGGAAGCAGGCAGAGTAGGAGCGGTACTGGAGGCCTCACAAATTAGACAAGCCGATTTGGGTGCCAACAGGTTTCCAAGCACGGTAGACGCCACGATCTTGATGGCGTTTGACTCGGCGTTGAAGTTTTTCGGGTCCACGGGCAATCCGACGCTTGCGCAGGCGCAGGCCGCCGAGTTTATGAAGGACCCCAAGGTCATGGCCGTATCGGTCGTGAGCAACGCGATCGATCTGAACCGCGACGCCTTCGGCCTCGAGCCAGGAGAAGCTAAGAACGCCGCGGCCGTCGCTTCCGACATCGCGACCAAGGCCGCGCTTCTCGCCGAGTTCGGTCCTGCGATGGGCGACACGGCTCCTGCCTTGAGAGGGGAGATCGCGAAGGGCATCGGCAAGCTGCGTCAGCTGGGCATGGACGACACGCAGATCAGCGCCATCTTCGATGGGCTTGAGAAGATCGGCCAGAACCGCACCGAGCTGCTCGGCCAGTTCACGGAGACTTCTGACAAGAATCAGTTCGACATGATCGACAAGACCCTTTCCGGGTTGTCGGCGGTCGGCGATCAGGTGCAGGGCGTGATGATCGACGAGAAGCTGATGAAGCCAGTGGGGGGCACCGTGCACGACCTGTCGCGCTTCGACATGCAAGGAGCGTTGGAGAACGCCCGCAAGTCGATCCAGTACGCGAACGATCCCCAGTACGACGGCTTCATGGACGACATCGACAGGATGCGCCAGATGGGCATGATGACCCCCGAGCAGGAAGCGGAGGTCCGCAGGATCCTGACCGAGGTTCCGCCGGAACTCGAGACGCTCGATCCGCGCGTGTATCAGCAGCGCGCCAAGAAGATCGAAGAAGAGCAGGCAGGAATCACCCGCCGGCTGGAGGCTGGAGCCGAAGACGAACGGGACGCTCTCGAGTCCGTGATCGCGGAACAGCGGTATCTCGGGGGCACGGACACGGCGTCTCGTCTTGAGGAACTCGCCCGCATGACAGGAGTCAACCGATGAACCAAGACCAACTTGACGGCCTGCAGAAGACGGTGTTTGAGTTCTTCAAGGTCGAAAGAGCGGTGAAAGACCTTACGGATAAGGCGGAACGCCTGACGGGCGATGCTGGTAACAAAACTCGAGCGGCGCTCGAGAAGGCGCAAGCGCAGTTGGCCGCTTTGGAGCCGCGGGCAAACGAGGCCAAGGCGCAGTTGAAAGCGGCGAAAGAGGCCGGTCTTATCGTGCTTCAAGAAGGCAAGCTGGTGCCTGCGGCGAATGCGGTTGCGGCTCCTTCGATTGCTCCTGAAGTGAAGACGAGCGTTCGAGGCACCGAGACGCTTGCGAAGAAGGGCGAAGTTTCCGCGGAGGAACTCGCAGAAAGCTCGGCTCGTGCGCAGGCTGCAGCGAAGCTCAAGCAAGAGGCCGAGTATGCGGCAATCGCGGAATCGAATCGCAAGGAAGAGGCGCGGCGCAAGGCGGAGCTTGAGAAGCTCGCGGCCATGCCTGAGCCTGCGCCGGCTCCAGCGTCCGCACCACGCGACCCGCTTTCGCAGGCCACCGCGAAGGCGGGAGCCGCCCCGCTTCCCGAGCCCAAGGGAAAGACTTCTGGAATCGCAGGCGGCTTTGTCCGTCCGGCTGAAGTGCCGGTCAGTGGGGGTGTTCCGTCGGGAAGGACTCCTCCCGACGTGACGCGCATCGAGGAAGCCGTCGGGAAGGTTGCGAAGGATCAGAACGACTACCTGAAGTTGCGAGGGGAGCTTCTCGCCAAGTTCGGAGTCGATCGGGTCGATCAGATTCCGCAGACCCCTGAAGCCGAGAAGGTGATCGCGGACTTCGTGAAGAAGGAGCAGCCGAGGGGCGCGCGCGGCCGCTTCGGAACCGCGCCAAAGGCTTCTGTTCTCGGGGGCGATGCGCCTGAAGGAGGAGGGTCGTTTACGCCGGTTCCTGCCGGGCGATCGGGGTTCATCGAGGCGGGGGCGACCGATGAGCAGATGGCGGCGCGCCGGGCGTTGCAGGGCGTCAACTTCAAGAAGGAAGCCGCCAAGCTTTCGCGCGAAGCAGCCGACGACCTGATCTACAAGCATCTGGGCGGCGGGCCCGCACTGACCTTTGCCCGCGCCCAACAGCCGGCGGTTCGGGCTCATATGGTCGAGGTGGCTCTGCTTCGCGATCGTCTCGGGCCGGACATCGGCGAGGCCGTGGGGCTCGGGGACTGGGCAAAGCGGGTCGACGACCAGGCCAACATTATGATGGGCAGGGGCCGCGCTGCGGCCACAGGCAAGGGCGCGGTGAACCCGCAGACTTTCGAGAATCTGCGCGGGCAGGCCATGAGCGTCGGCGGAACCGTGAAGGACCGTCTGCTCAACATTCGGTTGAACAAGGGCGATCGCGCGATTCAAGAGTCGATCGAGACCGCGGCCGAACCCAAGCGGGGCACGTTGGCCGAGACGGGAGAGGCCCTTGGCCGAACCCCGACGCCCACTCCGACCCCGACCGCTTCCGCGCCCGCGTCGTCTCCCGTGGGAGGAGGCCGTCTTCCGACTGGCGGTTCGTTCACTCCCTTGGGCGCTGCGCCCGCGGCGGTGGCTACCGCGGCTCCGGCTTCGGCTCCCGCACCGGGCGCAGCTGCGTCGGTGGCGCCGTTCAAGCTGGATCGGAACTGGCGCGCGCAGCCCATCAGCGCGAGGCAGAAGTCGGTTTTGATCAAGAACGGGATCGACGAAGCGAAGCTGCCGACGACGTTCGGAGAAGCTTCCGACCTGATGGACGAGATGGGGACGAAGACCGGCAAGTTCGAGCCCATCACCGAAGCTCAGAAGAAAGCGCTCCTCGAGGCGGGCATGCCCGAGGCCGACCTGCCCAAGTCCAAGTTCGCCGCGTCCCAGGATCTCGGCGAGATCAAGAAGGCGGCGGGCGGCGCGGTGCCCGCGGGTGGCTCGTTCACGCCCGTGACCGACGGATCGGCTCCGGCCGCCAAGGACGCATGGCGCGCGAACCCGGTCAGCAAGGCGCAGGCCAGCTCGCTCAAGAAGGGCGTGAAGGCAGGCCTCATCACGCAGGAGCAGGCGGATGCGATCACGAATCAGGGGGACGCGAGCGACGCCATCAAGCTCTTGAAGGCCGGCAAGCGCGTCCCGAAGACGATCAGCACGGGCGCCAAGGCCGCGGCAACGGCCGCCACCACTGCAGCGGGCGCTGCGACGGGCGCTGCGGCTTCGGCTGCGGCTCCGGCTGCTGCGTCGGCTGCGGGGGCGGCACCGACCAGCTTGGTCGGCATGCTTGGGCCCACCAAGGGCGCGACGGCACCGGCTGCTGCGGCCGGAGGCGATGCCGTAGGGCCGGTTGGTTCTAAACCGGCGTGGTTGGGGCGGTTCCTTGGGCCGCTCGCCGCGATCTACAGCGCGTACACGGTTCTTGATCTGTTGAAGCAGGGAACGCTGGATGCCGCGGACGAGCGGCGCCTGAAGATGCTGCAGGCCTTGGGCGCGGTCGGCGGCGGTGCGCAGCAGGACCAGATGGTGAACGACCAGATGAGGCAGATGCGCTACATGACGGACATGGCTGCGATCCAGAACCAGCAGGGGATCATGCAGTCGAGGAACCAGTCGATCTCGGATCAGGCGCTTTCGTCGCTCCTGCGTGGGCACGAGGCCAGCCTGCGGTCCCTTGCTGTGCCGAGCCAGCCAGGCGTCGGAGAGTTGATGGCGAGGATGTGATGGTGAAGCTCGAGAACGTCAAGGAGCTGAGCCACAGGGTCGTGGAGCAGCACAACAGGAAGGGTTTCGCGCTCGTGAAGCTGACCGAAGATCCATGGCCCGCAGGACACGTGCTCGTGAACGTCACGAGCCGGCCGCTTGTCGTCCGAGGCGAGGCCCTCAAGGCCAAGGCGGACCTGCGCAAGTGGCTTTGGGACGAGCGGGGCAGCGCCGCAGTGCGCCGCAAGTCTCGAACCTGGCTTTGGTCTCGGGTCGTGGAGGGAAAGAGTCTGGTCGGGTTCGCCGCGGCGGTGCGGCGCGACGTGGCCGATCGGATGGTCCTGCGCAATCCCGAGTACCAGTGGATCGAGGTGGCTCAATGAGCGTCGGATCAGCATTCAAGAGTCTTGGTTCGCTCGTGAGCGGACCCGCCAAGGCGGGCAGGGCCGTCGGGCTTGACTTCTCGAGCCCAGGCATGGCGTTCGGAGTGGGAGTGCCTACGGCGCTGGTGGGCTTGGAGCTGGGCGGCCAGCTGGGGAGCTCGGTCAAGGAGGAGTTCACCGGGTTCAGCAAGGACCTCAAGCTCGAGCTCCAGAGGCAGAGGCTTGAGGCGGCACGGGCGATGCGCGCGCGGCGCCTGCAGCGGGCCATGTCGGAGAATCTGATCCGGCTGGCGACGGCGAACCCGCAGCTGTACAATCAGCTGATGGTGGGGCGCGCCATCCCGAACGGCGCCGTCGTGATCGGCGGTGGGCGCACCGACTTCCTTGAGAGCGTGGCGTACCAAATGGCCACGGGCGGCTTTGGAACCCCCACTGGATCCCCTGATAATCAAGGGGTGTTGGAAGCACTTATTGAAGCCCGATGAGGTGAACCATGGCTGGACAACTCCCGCTCGAAACCCGCTACTACCCGAACGACTTTCACGTCACGACGATTCTCGTGACCCCCGGCACGACGGCGCAGTTCATCCCGATCCAGCACTTCGACCGGATCAGCGTGATCGACTCGATCGTGATGTACTTCCAGGACGCGCCGACCGCGAACGAGGACCTGCGCTTCGTCAAGGTCACGAGCGATGCGGTCCCCACCGACGCGGGCATCGCGGCACAAACCAACATCACCGTGGCCAAGCAGCTGGCGTCCGGCGGCACCTTCCCGGCGCGCTGGATTTCCGGCACGACCGCAGGCTTCACGATCCAGACCGCGAACAACCTGATGGAGGCCGGCTCGACGCTGTGGCTGGTGAGCGCGAGTGCCCTCGCGGGCATCGACGGCTTCCACATCCAGGTGCGCTGGCGCAGCCAGTATTGATCGAGCATCTTTTCCCCTTGGAGGAGGCCGCTCCACCCGGGCGGCTTTCTCTTTTGGATACTCTCTGACGCATGAGCCAGATGCCGATGAACCTCCGGTACGAGTCGCTTGCGTCCTACGACAAGCCGATGGTGCTGCTGACGCAGGCGCTGGACGGGGAGATGACCGCGCGCGGCGCCATGCAGACGCTGGTGGACGCGGACGGGCTGAGCCCTTCGGAGCGGGATTCGCTGGTCGATCGGCTCAAGGACCGCATCGGCCGCAACGCCGTCACGGACACGGCGGTGGACATCCTGACGAATCCGTTCGTGCTGTTGATGGCCGTCACGAGTCCAGTGGGGGGAAGCATGCTCGCCCGCTCGGGCAAGGCCGTGTTCGACATGGGCGCGCGGTTCCACCCGTTCGTGAAGGAGCAGGGCGGGCTGCATGCGGCGCTCGGGTTGCTGGCTCCGCAGCAGATGTTCAGGGGGACGGCGCTGACGCCGGCCACGCAGGCTTTCGCCAAGGGCGTGGACCAGCTGGAGAAGCAGCTGCTCGAGAGGGTCGGCGAGCCGCTGCGCGAGGTGCTTGAGAAGCACGGCCTTGACTCTCTCAACCACGACAAGGTGGCTGACCCCTCCAAGAAGGCGCTGGCGAAGCGCCGGAACCTGGCGCTGTGGGCCTCGCTCGAGGGGTTCGACAAGGCGCGCACCGAGCTGATCCCCACCTACAAGAAGGGCAAGATGGGGTTCATCAAGCGGCAGGTGCCCGCGTACCTGGCGACGGACATGGATGCGGAGATCGGGAGGCTGGGGCTCACGCGGCTCCGTGATTCGTACCGCGCCGCGGCGGCGGAGCGCCGCATGGCGATGTTCGGGGACGCTGCGGCGAGCGCGAAGGCGGGCAAGTTCTTGGCCGACGAGGACAAGCTGGTGCGGATGGTGCAGGGCGTGAGGATGGGCATGCAGGGGAAGGGCGCGATGAGCGGCACCGGCGCGGAGGTCGCCGCGATCATGCTGGGGCCGGACGTGGCGCAGCGGATCGCGAAGGGCCAGCTCGACGTGAACGACGCGAAGGAGTTCCTCAAGCAGATCATCGAGAACCAGCCAGCCGACTACATGCCGCGCAACCTCATCGACGTGAAGGGTGGCGGCGCCATGATGGACATCGTCGAGCAGCGGCGCAGCCGTGCGCTCGTGGCCACGGGTTCGTCGCTGAGCCGGTCGAGCGTGGCCGGCACCTGGGACCCGGACGACCTGCGCGAGCTCTACGGCATGTTCGGCCCGACGGCCGACGGCTCGAAGCTGCTGTCCAAGGCGGTGAACCGGGTGCAGCGCATGACGGCGCGCGGCGAGTCGGCGCGGGTCTACCGGATCAACGCGCAGGAGTCGCTGGCCCGCTACTTCAGGGACACGGGCGTGACGCATGCGCTCTACGTGCAGACGCTGGACGAGCTGCCGCGCGTGAACGAGGCGGTCGGTTCGTCGCTGAAGATGGCGAGCGAGGCCAAGGTGAAGGAGCTCGCGGCGGCGCGGCTCAAGAGCCCGCTGGTGTCGGCGAAGAAGTCGCTGGCCGAGGTCTTCTTCGACCAGCACTACCTGCTCGAGGACCGCTTCGCGAAGGAGGCGCTCGAGACGATCCTGCGGCAGGCAGTGGGGGTGCAGAAGGTGGAGCACACCGCGTCGCACATGGCGCTGATCAAGGGCAAGCAGGCGCTCGGCGCGGTGCTGGACTCGGGTGTCGGCGAGGCGCTGAAGGGCGCGGGCCAGTGGGGGCAGGGAGTGCATTCGCGGCTGAAGGGGATGGTGGACGCGGAGCTGAGCTTCGGCGAGGCGAAGGGGGTGACGGGGACGCTCGCGAAGTACCTGTACGTCACGCACCTCGGCCTCAACCTGAGCAGCGTGGCGATGAACCTCATGCAGCCCCTGCTGTACACGAGCGTCTACGGTGGGCTCGGCAACGTGATGAAGGCGTATGGCGCCGCGTTCAAGGAGATGGGCGGGTACGTGGCCGATCGCGTGGGGACGCACGGGTTCAGGGCGCTCGGCGACCTCGAGCACGAGGCGCTCATCAACAAGCACTTCAAGTTCTCGAACGTGGACGGGGAGAACCTGATCCAGATCGGAAGGGACACGTTCTCGACGCTCGACACGATCAGCCACAAGAGCGAGGCGCTGAGCGGCGTGGCGCGGCGCGAGAGCTACTTCTTCGATTACCCGATGAAGTTGTTCGAGAAGGCCGAGTGGCTGAATCGAAGCGTCGCGGCGCACTCGGTGGAGAACCTGTACCGGAGCACGGGCGTGACCACGAAGCCGGGCACGGGCGGGTACTACCGCATGCTCAACGACGTCGACGAGATGGTGAGCGCGACGCAGTTCGGCGGCTCGACCGTGAACACGCCGATGATGTTTCAGGGGGTGGGGCCGTTCGGCCGCGCGTTCAACAACCCGCTGATGCGGCAGTTCCTCACGTTCCCGCTGCGGTCGGCGACGGCGCTGACGAAGGACTCGAGGATGCTGGGCGACCGCGGCTGGGGTGGCATGGGCATCGACTTCATTCGGGGCATGGGCATCAGCGCCATGTTCTACGAGTTCGGGAAGAATGCGTTCGGCGTCGACCTGAGCCCCTCGCTCTACGGCGCCAGCCTCGGGCAGGTGGCCGGCGGCAGCCGGTTCTTCCAGACGGGGAACGAGTGGATCCCGATCCCCCCGATCGTGGACATCCCGATCAACATGGTGCGCGGCGCCCTGGACCCTGGGCAGCGCGCGCTCCTGCAGGACAACCTCCCGCGGCTGCTGCCTGGCGGCGTGGCCACGGCGCGCCTGATGAACATGATGGGCGACATGCCGAACTCACCGCTCCTGGGGCTGCCCGGCTCGCTGCAGAAGACGTACATCGACCCGAAGCAGCAGACCGAGGACGGTCGCGTGGCCGTCTTCAAGGGCGACGGAACCCTGATCGACTACCAGTCGAAGGGGCAGATCTTCGCGCGCGCGCTCGGCGTCGACCTCGGCACCTTCAAGGAGTCGAGCGACTTCGACGGCATGCTGTTGAAGAACCGTGACCAGATTGTGCAGTACCGGAGGCGGGCGATCGCCGCGCTCCTGGCCAACGACATTCCGAAGATGCAGGGGATCCAGTCGGAGTTCGAGCGCCGCTTCAAGATGAAGCTGACGGTCAGCAAGGACCAGCTGGACGAGGCCATGCAGAACCGGCTGGTGTCGAGGAGCGAGAGGATCCTGGACCGGATGCCCCCGGACCTTCGGCCGCAGTACCTCGAGATGTCCCGGCAGCGGTCGCCGCAGATGGGCCTGGAGGAAGAGGCGCTGGCGGGCGCGGACACGGCGCGGCAGCGGATGCAGGCGCGGCGCGTGGAGGCGTTGCCCCTGTCGCAGGAGCAGCAGCAGGCAGCCGCCGCGGCCCAGCCGTTCGAGCCGTTCGGGGGCTACTAGAGCGCGATCAGGACCCGGCTGTAGCTGTGGTCTTGGTTGAACTGGGCGAGGCCCGTGGCGAGACGGGGGTAGAGCCGGAACAGGATGCGGTGGTCGGGGAAGACCGGGGTCAGCCGTTCGGCCAGGTCGGCGATCGCCTCGCGCTTGATGTCGATCCCCAGCCGGTTCAACGAGGAACGGACGGAGAAGCTGCCGGGCAGGAGTTCTTGCCCGGTCGAGGGCGGAAGGCCCTCCAGCGTGGCGACCAGCCACAGGCGGCCCTGCGGGCTCAGCGTGACCCGCAGATCAGTGGGGGTTCCAGAGGCGAGGCTCGGCCACGGGCGGGCTACGCGGGGCTGTGCAAGCGCCTGGGTGACGTCGATGCGCACCGAGACGGGCGGCACCATGAAGCGGGCCTGGCGGTACAGGTTTAGGTTGTAGGGCAGGATCCGGGCACGGATCCGGGTTTCCTCAAAGAGAGGCAGGGGCTCAGTAGGCTGATCCATCGCGATGCTTACCGTGAGACAACGGGGCATAGACCGAAAGGAGGTTGGTCCGGATGCACCCCTGCCTCCCCTCATGGAGGAAAGGAAGAGGGGGTGGAACTTGTGGGTCCCACCCCCTCGCTCAGTGGGGGTTTCGTCAGCCTGTCACTGGGACAGGAGCTTGGTCAGGAACTCGGTCTTGTAGATCCGGTTGGCGCTGTTGCCCTTGCCCTTGCGGTACTGGCAGCGCACGGTCGCGACGACCTGCGTGTCGGAGCCGAGGAGCTCGGTGACCTTCTCGATCGCCGCGGCCACGTCGAGACCATCAGCCGTTCCGACCTTGCTTCCAAGCAGGGTCGAGAGGTGACCGCAGAAGCGGTTGCGCTCGATCGTGAGGCCGGTGCGGCGGCCGTCCGACGTGACCTTGTCGGCGTCGTCCGGGAACGTGAAGGGCGCTCCGCCCCACACGAGCGGCGAGTCCGGGTTGGTCTCGTCGTTGAGGAGCTGGTACCGGAAGCGGAACTCCACCGCGGGCAACTCCAGCTGCTGGCCTTGACCGTCCGTGAAGCGGTACGACGCCTTCTCATTGATCTCGAGGGCGAGGATGTAGCAGTCGTGCTCGCCCTCCGCCGGCCACTCTCCGAGACCACCCACGCCCGTGTCGGGGTTGGCGTCGCCGAAGGCCTTCTTCTGAGCTGCGAACAGTGCGGACATCTTCTGATTTGCCATGACTTACTCTCCGTGAAATGAGCCAGCGTTACGCGCTGGCATTGTTGGTGTAGTGACGGACGAACTCATCCCAGCCGTTCTCTTCCGGGAGCTCGAACTCTCCCGCCATCTTGACGCGGTGCTTCGTGATGCCCGAGAGGGTCTCGGAGTCTACCGCGAAGAGATGCTTCTTGCGCTTTTCGGTGATCACCTTCGGCTTCAAGGTGACGGTCTTGCCATCCTTGACAATCGGTGGCTGCACGACCTCGCGCTGCTCCGTGATCCACTCGGACGAGATCGCGGCGACGAGCTCGAACAGCGGGTACAGGCGCTTGTAGAACCCGTCCGTGATCGTGAGCTCGGGCTTGAACACGTAGCGGTCGTCGCCGAGCGGAACCTTGGCGTTCACGACATGGCAGATGATGTAGACGCCGTAGCCGCAGCGGCGCAGCATGAGGCACGTGTCGATCACCATGTCGTAGAGCTGGTCCCACGCGCGCCGGCCGTCCATGTCTCGCCAGTCGCCCTTGTCGTTCGAGCGCGTGATCCAGTCCTTGAGCAGGGGGATCCACGTGCCAAGCGAATCGAAGATGACGGTGGCGGGACGTGGCTCGTTGTTCTTGGCGAGGGCGACGAGGATGTCGAGCTTCGCCTTGACCGCCTCCCACGTGAGGACGAGGGGGCGGCCGTCGACGTCGATCGCCTGGCCCTGCGGGTTGATGCCCGGCCAGATGATGGCGCGGGGATTGCCGAGGGTCGAGGTCGAGTCCATGTTGCACACCCAGGCATCGGGGTGCGAGTGGGCGAACTGCGACTTGCCTTCTCCCGGCAGACCGCAGAGGAGCCCGAAGAGCTTGTCGGGCGGATGGACCATCCGCACACCTTGGAACCCCAAGGTCGGGTACCGCTGCTGCGGCAACTTTCCTGCATGCATCGTGACGGACATCTGATCTCCTTACTCGCTGAAGCCGGGCATGGGAACGTTGGCGAACATGCCGCCCGGCGGGGCCATGTTCGTGAAACCCGGGAAGAGGGTCTGACCCGGAACGTCGATCGGAGGAGCGGACGTGTCCGGGCCAGGCCCGAGGTCGATCATCGCGGGCTCAGGGCGCGGGACGACCGGTGCTAGACCCACGAAGAGCGTCTGCTTCTTCGGGGTGATGCCGAGGACGTCGAGCCAACGGAGCGCGCGGGTCCGGTTGAGGGTGAACCCCCACTGGTCGCGGAACTCCGAGCAGACCTCTTGCATCGACGAGCACTTTGCACAGAGCGGAAGCAGCTTGGGGCCGATGACGAGGCGGATGTACTCCTCCTCGAACATCAGACTTGGGGCGCGGGTTCGAGACTTTCCACGAGACCGTCGAACTCGTGCGGTTCCGGAATCGCCGGAAGATCGCCGGCGTCGCGATGCGCCACGAGGAACTGCCTGCTGTTCACCAGCGCCGGCCACTCCTTCGGCTCCGTCAGGTAGAAGGGACTGTACTGCGCCAGCTTGGCGCCCATTCGGATCGAGTCGATGTTCTTCAGGAAGTTGCATGGGTTTGCCTCAAGGGTTGCCAAGTTGTAGATCATGGCAACACGGGAAAGATAGTCGTTGCGCCAGTCCCTGTCAAGCATGACCGACGCATGCGTGTAGGAAATGTTGATGGGGGGATCGTTGACGAAGTCGGGCGCCCGGTCGATGTACTCGGCCTCGCCCTTGTACCATCGGAGACACCGACTTGTAAAGTTGTGAAGCGAGGGTTCGCCGGTGTACGCTTTCTCCGGCTTCTTGCCCGTGCGCTCGTGCAGTTCGGCGAGGCACTCGTCGACGGTGCCGCAGAACGGCTCGGCGTAGGGCTGGTTCGCCGTCCACTGGATCACGTGTGTGCCCTGGTCGCGCAGGTTGACAGGGGTGCGGATGATGCGGCCGGCCACGCCAGTGCGCTTGCCTTCGGATTCCCAGTGGAAGTCGCGGTCGGACTGCCCGAACTGGATCGAGGGCTTGAGCACGGCGACGTGCATCATGCCGCCGATGCGCACGTTCTTGGGCAGGGTCGGGTACCTCTTGTGCAGGAGCCCGCGCTGCAGGAACCACTCGAGCGCGTGAAGGTAGTGCTGCGTCTGGAACTCGTGCTTGACCGTGGCCAGCCGGATCAGTGGGGGCGAGGCGGTCGTCTTCGCGTCCACGATCCACAGGGTGTTGGTGTCGCGGTTGAGGAGGAGCAGGTCGAACTGCGCGACCTGACGGGTCTTGGGCGTGCGCTCGTCCACCCACGTGAAGCGGAGCTCGGCGCCCAGCTTCTCGTAGCCCAAGAGCCACTTGGCCGCGGACCCGCCGTCGAGGCAGGGCAGGTTCTCGAACGCGGCGAACCATGCGGCCGCCGTCGCCTGGTCGATCTGCTCGTTCTGCACCGCCTCGGCGCGGGTGGCCTCGGTGAACGAGAGGTCGCGGCACAGGGTGTTGAGTTCCTCGAGACGGGACGCGCACTGCGCACGGAACATCTTCCATCGGTCGTCGCGGTCGTAGAGCGCGAAGAGCGTGTGGAAGTATGAGCCCCGCGAGAGGGCCTCCGAGTACATGAGCGCGGGCGTGAGCCCGAGCCGGCGGCGGAGGTAGTAGCCGAACGGGTCGGACAGGGCGGACGAGTAGTCGGACGAACGGATGGACGGGATGCGGGCGACGAGGCCCTCCGTCTCGAGGTAGAGGCGGGCCGACCTTCCGTGGTCAACCGGCATCGGTGTGGGATTCTCCATGAAACTTGTCCTTGATCTTGACGATCCTGTTGTAGATGGACTGGGGCGAACGCAGCCCCAGCACGGATGCGATCCGCGACATGGTGTATCCATCGAGCCTGAGCCTGACGATGATCCATTCCTCCTCGCTCAGGTCGGGCAGCTGGAACGAGGAGGGCGGCGGCGACGGGGCCACCACTTCACAAAGTGTATCAGATGTAACGTGCAGTTTCAAGCGGGGACCAGTGGGGGTGAAACGGAATCCGTTCGAGGTCCAGTAGCGGTAGTGCACGGCGCCGGGCAGGAAGCGCTTGAGGAACGTGACGACGGTCGATCGCTCGGGGTCGTAGACCGAGGTGAGCAGGCGGTCGGCCTGGATGTAGGCTTCGGACAGCAGCTCGTCGCGCTCCCACTTGGGGAACCGCTGCGCTCGGTGCGCCTCTCCCACCCACAGCGTGAGGAACCCTACGTGGTCCCGGGGATCACGGCTGCGGTTGAGCACATCCGCCTCATTCCTCTTCGACGAAGCTAGGGGGCACGAGGTACCAGCCCTCGTTGAGGCGGACGCGGTTGTCGGACAGGATCCACTCGCCGTCGACGCGGACGTACACGCGCCCGCGGACGTCAGGACCCAGCCGTACCGGCGCCGCCTCCGGGACCAGCACCGCCCTTGCCGCGCAGCCACTCAGAGATGCGACGACCACCGCGACGCAGAAGACGACGGTCCACAGGAGAATCCACGGCACGAGCCGGTCTCTCAGCGAGACCTTGAAGGAAACGGAGGAGCGCCGTGAAGAGTCCGGTGAAGAACTCGAGCATGTCACTTGACCACGCCCGCCTGCTCGGACGTCACGTCGTTGTCGCGCGCGAACAAGCCGACGAGTCCGGCCATGACCGCGGAGAACGCGACCTCGAAGTTGGGGACGGTGTTCGGGTCGCCGTCGAACTGAGCCTGCACGAGCGAGGCGATGGCGATGATGATGGCCGCGGCGCCCGCGGCGGTGGTCTTCCAACTCTTGATCTTCATTGGGTTTCTCCTTGGTTCTTCTCGAGGCGCTCGACGCGCCGTTCGATTTGCGAGATGCGTTCCGCCGACACGGCGAGGATGCCCTTGATCTCGGCGATCTCGATCCTGATGCCCGAGGCGATCTGGCCGAGCTTCCAGCCGACGCCGAGAATCGTGGAGCAAATGGTGATCAGGGCCACGATGGCGCCGAGGATTGTAGCGGTCTGCGATGGGTCCATGGCGTCATCCGAGGAAGGTGCCCATTAGGAAGTAGTTGACCCGGTAGCTGGCGCCGTTGGTTCCCGGGTGGTTGAACGTGATGTTGGCGGGGGAGGCGCCGGGCGCGACCACGATCTCTTCGGCACCAAGCGTCTGGAAGTCGTGGCCCATCCCGATCAGGACTTGGCCGCCCGTGGCGTACTGGGCCGCCGATTCGGAGAGGGCGCCCGTGCCGCCGTTCGAGATCGAGAAGTCGTCCGGCAGGGCGTAGCCGAGGCCGGTGCCGGTGGTCGCGCGCCCGAACGAGGTCGGGTTCGTGGCCGAGCCGACGGCCATCAGGCCGTTCGACGTCGAGAAGTTCGAGGCGTAGGGTGGGAGCGCGTTCCACAGTCCGTTCGCGCGGGAGTTGAACGAGGAGACGAGGCTCGCCGCGGCAAGGATGTCGTCGGGCAGGCGGGCGAAGTCGGGGTTCAACCGGTTGCTCGTCGTGAAGCCGCGCGTCTGCGGGGCCAGGCCGAAGGGCATGATGAACGGAGCCGCGTAGCTGGTCAGGGTGCCGAACGTCAGGGTCGACGGAGCGTTGGCCGAGTTCGAGGACGAGACGATGAAGAGCGGCCAGATGTGGATGCGGTCGTAGGCATTGGGCACCTCGACCGGGTAGCACGAGTCGTTGTCCCGCCATAGCCACGGCTGGAACCGGTTGGCCGCGAACGTCGAGAGGAACGTGGCGGCCACGTTGGTTCCGGCGGAGCCCGCGCCCACCACCGCCGTCGACTGCTCGTGGTACAGGACGAAGGGCTGGGAAGCGAGGGTGGCTCCGGCCGCGAAGCCGAAGTGCGCAGGCTCAACTGCTCGGAACGTTTGGAGAGGGCGGTTCGGCATGGGTGATCGCTCCGTTGATCAGCAGTCTTGCGACTTCCTCCCCCACTGATCGGCGCTGGTCGGGGGTTGCTGCGGGAAGGTAGAGGATTTGGATGCGGCGTTCAAGGCAGATTCGGTGAAGGGCGTCGACCACCAGCCATGGATCCACGTCGAGTCGAGGCTTGGCCATCCTGACCAGGTGGCCGACGGTCCCTTCGAGAATGAGTATCGGATGGGTGCATTCCGATCTCAGCCGGTCGCAGGCCTTGACGAATCGCTCGCGACCAGTGGGGGTCAGCAGGTTCGCGAAGAGCTCGGGCAGGTCCTTCTTGCGCTCGATCAAGACCTTGGACTCAAAGCCTTCTAGGGCGTAGTCGCCGGTTGGTAAGCGTTTCTTGGTGACCGTAAGTGAAATGGTGCAGGACCGGCGATCGCAAGGGATGTGGGCGTCGTCGAGCATGACCATGTTGGCCGGGAAGAGGAGGGGGGTCTTTTCCCGGTCGTCCTGGAGGATGGTCCAGCTGCGCTTCAAGCGAGGGCGGCCTTGGTCTGGCGGTCGATCCGGGTGAGGATCTCGCGGACACGGGGTTCGGCGAGACGGAAGGCGGCCGAGATCTCGGGGATGGTGAGGACCCGGGAGGCGCGAACGATCTGCTTCTCGATCCGGCCGTTCGGCTTGACGTGCGGGTTGGTGGGCAGGGTGTGCCGGCGCGCGAGGTCGAACACGCGCTTGCGGGACAGGCCTACGTGCTCGGCTACCTCGGCTGCGTTGTGCCCGCGGCGAAGCAGTGCGATGACCTTGCGGTGGTTGTCAGGGATCTTAGGCATGGGTCAGGTGTAGATGGTGCGCTCATAGCGTATCGGGATGGTTCGGGAGTGAAGTGCGCACAGTCTAGCCCAGTAGCCCTCCGTTGTCACGTAGGTGAAGGCGTCACGGAAGAGGACGTCGAGGCGCTCGACGGCGGGGTCGTCGCGGCAGTCGAAGTAGATCGCGTCGTACACGTTGAGGAACATGAGGATGTCGGGCGCCGCCGCATTGATCGAGGGAAGGGTGCGATCCAGCCGGTGCTGGATGCGGAGCAGCACGTTGCCCGCCGTGCACTGGACAGGCATGTTCACGATCTCGGAGATGTCGTAGGCGTCGCCGCCCATGAAGCGCCGGGACTGGCCGATGAACGGGAGCTCGAGGTAGCCGCGCTCCCGGGTCGACCGGATCAGCTCCTGCTGCCACGCCCACAGTCCGGGCCGCACGAGGGGGCGAGTCTTCACGATGTTCTCGCACAGTGAAAGCGGGATCACTACTCCGGTCTGCTTGAACACCTGGGTCTGCAGGGTCTGGGCCCCGGCGCGGAAGAGGTCCCCGAAGTTGGCGCCCTTCGACGCCTGGCGGTACACCTTCTTGAAGTCGGGGTCGTCCTTGATGGCGGGGCCGAAGACCTGGGTCGCGCGCGCCGTGTGCAGGTCGAGCGGCGGGTCGGCGCAGAAGGCGGAGCAGAGGGCGTCGTCGCCGGACAGGAGGCCGGCCACCACCATCTCGATCTGCGACAGGTCGTAGCCGACGATGTGCCCGCGCGGCCAGCGGCTGGCGTAGCACTCCTTGATCTCGTCGGGATCGGTCTGGTGCCGGAAGTTCTTGCAGGTGATGCGCCCCTGCAGGGTGCCGCCCTCGGCGCCGGACCCGTCCTTCGAGGCAGTGGGGGTGACGAACCACGTGGGATAGGAGACCCCCACTGGAGAGTTGGGTCGGCGCACGAGGCGGGAGGAGCGGTCGTCCGGGTCGGTGCGGCGGTGGCGGAGGAGCGGGCAGGTGTACGAGGAGATGAGCTTCTGCACGGACGAGTGGCGCCCGAGGATTTGGAGTGGGGCGGCGAGGGTCTCGGGCAGCGGGAACGAGAGGAAGAGCTGGCGGTTCACGTCGTTGACGGCGATCTCGCGCTTCTTGTCGGTGAGCTGGAACAGGTGGTGCGACCGGATGGACGGGTCGTGGTGCTCCTCGACGTGGAGGCAGGCCTTCTCCATGAGGGATTTCTTGGAGGCGGTGGAGCCCGGGCCCTCGAGCACGAGGCCGTGGACCAGGCCCTGGGTGGACAGGTCGGAGAGCTCGGCGGAGAGGCGGCGCTCCAGTTCCTCGAGCCGCGGCACGGACATGGGGACGCCGGCCTCGGACATGCGGATCACGGTCCAGATGGTGTCGGAGTAGTGGGCGATGCACTCGGGCGAGAGCTTGGCCGTGCCGGGGTAGTCGGCGCGGATGCGGCGCGCCAGCTCGGCGCATGCGAGGAGGGTGTTGTGGGTGTCGGCCGCGTTGTAGCGGTGAAGCTCGGGCGATCGCGCGTCCTTGTAGCGCCGGCTGCGGTCGAGCTGCTCCTTGGGGTAGGCGTGGGTGCCGAGCACGGGACCGAGCGCCTTGAGCGACCGCTCGGGGCGCAGCTCGGAGTGCAGGTAGTTGAGGACCGAGAGGTCGATCAGCGTCTGCGAATGAAGGTGGAATCGGAAGTCGGGCTGGGAGCGGAGGTAGAGCAGGTCGAACTGCAGGTTCATTCCCAGGATGACCTGAGCATGCGAGAGCCATCGGGCCAGGTGGGATCGGGCGGACGCCTTACCCATTTCAAAAATGAACGTTGGGCCGGGCTCAAGGGTATGAAGAGGACCGTCGGCTCGGGCAACGGTAACAGCGACGGTGGCGATGAGGTCACCACGTAGTACCCCATCGGAATCCGTGGAGCGGGCGGGGTGGAAGACGGTCTGCTCGGGCAAGAGCCGCCCAGTGGGGGTGAATCGTGTGATGCCATAGGTCTCGATGTCAAGGGAGATGGTGCGGGGATCGGGCCGGCTGGATGTCGGGTTCGGTCGGGGACGGGGCGTGGCCGCGGATGGTGGAGATGAGGAGGTCGACATGGTCCTCGACGTTGTGGATCAGGGAGTTGTTGAGCAGGATGGCGCCGGGGTGCAGCGTCGTGAAGACGGGGACCGAGCGGCCGAGGACGGTGTGGTGCCGGCCGTTCTGCGCGATCGCGTCGGCGTGGCGCAGCTTGAGGCCGAGGTGCAGGCGGTGGAACTGGACGGTGGCCGGCGCACCCAGGAGCAGGACGTAGTGGGCGGGATGGGGGGTATCGAGGATGGCACGAAGGTCGGATGAGTGGTGGGGGAAGCAGGATTTGTAGTGCTTGGATTTGGCGTCGGGCTCGCGGCCGCAACGCACGAGGTTGGTCAGGTAGATAGTACACAAGTTGGAAAGTTCGGCAAGCATCACGTCACGAAGGAGGCGGCCGGCCGCGCCCCTGAAGGGGGCGTTCGAGCGGTGCTCGTGGTAGCCGGGCGATGCGCCGACCACGACGAGGGCCGGCAGCCCGGGGTCCCCGATCCCTTCGGTGGGGATCCCCGGATTGCACGACGCCTCCTGCCACCTGTCGCACGACCTGCACTCGGGATGCGACGGGAACAGCGGTAGGATCACGCGCCACCCCCTTTAGCGGGTTCGCTGTCAAGTTTGTCATCTCCGTAATATCTACGAAGTGCTTCATAAAGTTTACGAGTTTCTGTTGCATCAACTGTTCCGACAAATCCAACACCATCTGACACGCCAATTTCTCCATCACTCCAGAGTGAGATGTAGTGGTTTTGCCACAACTCAAAAAGCTCAAGATCACTCACGCGCCACCCCCTTCCTTGTCTCCCATCCATGCCGTCGTTGCCGCGAGGAACGCGCGCTTGTCGGCGTCGTTCATGCTGATGCGCGCCTCAGAAGTCATGGCGTCCATGTAATCGCCAACCTCGACGACATCGACGAGGTTGAGCCGCCATTTTCGAATCAAGCCGTGCGCCTCGTCGCGCTGCTGGCGCATGGCGGCGAGTTCGGCGCGAAGGCTTTCGATCTCGTCGGCGGCCTCGCACTTGGGGCATTGGCAACCGTAATCCTTTGTCGCCCCACCTCGCAGTCGATCGACGATGTCACTTTCCATTGCCGTCCCCCTTCCGCATCGCGGCGATGGCGTTCATCGCAATCTGCGATTCCGTAGACGGGTGTCCACGATAGTCCTGATGCGCGATCTCCTTCAGCGCCAGTACCGCCTCGTCGCGCTGCTTGCGCATCGCGGCAAGTTCGCGCTCAAGTTTGCGCGCAAAGGCCGCATCGACAACGCGCTCCTCCTCGACGCAATCTTGACCCGTCAGATTCACGCTTGCGACCTGCGTGATCCAGTCATTCGCATCCGTCCTCGGCGTGTCACTTTCCATCGGCTTCCCCCTTCCGCATCGCGGCGAGCGTTGCGTCCGCGTATGCCACACTCCACGCAGCCGAAGATGATGGAGTGTCCGTGTCGCTGTCATAGTTGGTGTTTGAAAGCAGCCCCGTCAGCGCCGCGCACACCAGCCGCTCCCGCAGTTCGCGGTCGCGGTCGGCGGGCGGGTTTGCTTGGAGGCGAATACGCAGGTCATAGTTCACGCCAAGCAGTTTCGCTGCGTGCGCTTCCAGTTCCGCCACGCGCTGCTTCAGCCCGTCCCGCTCCGCGACGAGCGCGTTCAGCGTGGCGCGGTGTTCATAAGTACCTCTCACATGGGCAAGCACCTGAAACAGCGCGTCGATGTCGATGTCTTTGGTGGGGTCAGTCTCAGGGTTCATTGTCGATTCCTTCTGCGGACTTGCCGCGCGTGGGGTGGTTGGTGCAGGCGGAGAGGGACTCCACGTTGTCCCAGTCGGCGTTCGATCTGTAGAAGCCAATGTAGGAGACGTCGCGCGGGAGGTCGTGGCGGACGAGCAGTTCCTCGAGGTCGCGGTTGAAGGCGACGAGCTTCTCGTGGTGCGTGTCGTCCTGAAACGGGGGGAAGGGGAGGCGGACGAGCTGGACGTTGTGTGTCCAGCGTTTGGGGTCGAAGGTCTTGAGCTTCATGCATTCTCCCTTCGCGCCTTGATGTCGGCGAAGGTCTGGGCGGTGAGGGTGATCACGTCGTCCATCGCATGGAGATAGTCGTCGATCATCTCGGGCGACACGAGGGCCGGCCTGCCTCGGGCGAGGCAGATCATGGCGCCGACGGCGGCGGCACGGTGAGCCGCAAGTTCGTTGTCGGTGAGGGCGGCGTGGGCAGCCTTGACGGACTCGTCGATCTGGAGAAGGAGTCGCTGGCCCTCGATGTGCGCTTGGCTTGGGGTGGTCATGGGGTGGTGTCCAGTGTGTTGGAGGCGGTGAGGAGGGTGATGGCGAGGTGGCCGGGTCCGTTGCCCTCGGGGTCGGCGAGGGCGACGAGTTCGTAGGTCTTGCCAGTCTTGTCGTCGTGTAAATGGTAGCCGATGTACGGGCGGTCGTACGGGTCCTCGCCGTCGACGAGGATGGCGATGACGCGGCAGCCGACGAGCGGAGAGAGGTGGTTGCGGTAGTAGTGGGTGGTGTCGACGGGCTTTGGCATGTGTGGTTCCAGTGGGGGCGGAGGAGAGGGGCGGTCGCATCGCCCCCTCGGTGCGGTCACTTGCGGTTCAGGTCCTCGAGGCGGAAGAGGAGTTCCTTCAGGCGGTTGGCCTCGCGGGTCAGTCGTTCGATCTCCCCGTTGTCATTGGATGATGACAGGACAAGGCGGATGGAAGCATGTCCCTCCGTGATGGCGTCGATGTAGCGGGGCAGGTCCTTTGAAGAGATGATGAGGGCGACGTGGTCGTGTTGGAGTTTCATGGTGGTTCAGGTGCCGGGGGTGGTGGGGGTGAAGGTGGCGGAGGAGTTGCGGGGGCGGAGCTCGATGCGCTTGAGCACGGCGGCGGCGAGTGCGTCGAGGCTCTCCTCGTCGAGCTGGTCGAGGAGCCGGATGAACTTGTCGACGAAGACCTCCTCGACCTTGTCGTCGAAGTCTCCCGACTGGTACTCGGCCTTGATGCCGTCGCGGATCTCCTCGTTGATGTTGCTGTTGAGTTCGGTCACGAGGGAGCGGATGAACTGGGTGTCGTTCGTCAGTTCCTCGCCGATCGACTCGGTGCGGTTGTCGATCATGCGGTTGACCATGCGCTCGAACCAGTAGGTGTCCTCGAGTTCCTTGGCCCGCTCCTTGAAGAGGTCGTCGATCTGGTGCTCGGTCAGGATCTTGTCGGCGATGGCGGACTCGACGCGGCGGTCGATGAGGTGCTCGATGCGGTCGAGCAGGTTGGACTCCTCGTGGGTGGGTGTGACGCAGTCCGGGGTGAGCAGGTCGCAGAAGCGCGCCGTGGTCAGGCCGGGGACGGGGGGCGGGGCGGGGTGCTCGCGGCGGATCGTGTTGATCAGGCCGCGCAGGGAGCAGGCGAGCGCCTCGGAGGAGGCGATGGATTCGGAGATGTGGTCTTGCATGGTTGGTGTCTCAGGTTGAACAGAGTGTGAGGAAGAGGACGATGACGAGTAAGAAGTAGAGGGTGGCTGGGTTTAAGAACCGCCCCAGGGACGGTTCACGCTTTGGCATCGGGATTCCTTTCTTCGTTGAGCATGCGCTGCTCCTTGGCGAGCGCGTCGTGGTCGGGCGGTTGAGGGGAACGGAAGATCTTCCCTTCCTCCTGGTTGGTCTCGGAGAGGTGATCGCGGAGCCACTGCTCCGCATCGAAGAAGTCGATGCAGTAGTGGAGGACCATGCGGCAGAGTTCGGCGGGCAGGTGGTCGATGAGGTCGTCGCCCATGTCGGTGACGACGCCGTCGATTCCGCAGTGTCGATCGTGGTCGAACCACCCCTCGAGGACCACGGACGAGGAGCGGTCTTCGGACTTGTTCCAACGGCAGAGGAGGAAGATGGTGTTGGACTCGACCTCGACGTCGATGACCTCGACGGTGGCGGGCGGGTGGCGGGTCAAGAAGTGGCTCCGATGGTGAGGGGCACGGGTCGGTCGGGAAGAAGGCGTCCGTGGGGCAGGTAGTTGACGGCGGTGTCCTTGGACCAACAGCGGCGGCACGACTCGGTGAGGCAGGTCGTGTGTTTCACGGACTTGGGGCAGGACATGACGGAGAACGGGTGCTCGGCGGCGGACATCGTGCCGGCGGAGAGCCCGAGCCCGAAGGGCGGGGCGTCGCCGAAGTGGATGGCCGACGGACGGACGCTGACATGCGGCAGCTCGTTGAGCTTCTGCAGGGCGGGCAACCAGTGGGGGAAGATCCAACCGCGGGTCGGGAACCAGAAGTTGGTGTCGGGTGCGGCGGTGCAGATGCGGGTCCACATGCGGATGGCGTCGATGGTGTGGAAGTCGCCGCTGTCGTGGACACGGAAGTAGATGGGGCGCTCCTCCTGAAGGAAGGTGGTGAGTGCCCACTCGCAGGCATAGGGCGACTCCTTCAGGAAGGAGAGGCGGGCGGCCTGTGCGTTGCGGACGTTGGAGAAGCGGTAGCGGTTCTGCTGCGCGTAGCACGAGTTGCAGATGGAGCCCGGCGCGCGGGACTCCATCGGGCACGAGCCGTCCTTGCCGGCAGGCAGGGACCACGACCAGCAATCCATCGTGCTGGTCCACGTGAGCAGGGGGTAGGAGGCGCCGCGGTGGAGGAATCGGGGGGAGTTCACTTGGTCCTCTTCTTCTTGGAACGGGGCCTGGGGAATGTGACGACGCCGTCGATGGTGCGGAGTTGCTTGTTGCTGATCTGCCATTGGTAGAAGTCGCCGTCATTGTCGGACCATGTGACGGTGTGCTTTCTAGGCAGGACCTGGGCGATGTAGTCGAAGAGGATGCCCTCGTCGCCTCGCTTGTTGTCGTACATCAGGTCGATGATGGAGCCGGTGCTGACCTGAAGGGAGACCTCGAAACCGAACTCCTCGAGGACGGCGGGCAGGTCGTCGGCCTCGAGGTGCTTCTTCAGTTCCAGCATGTTGACCCCTGAGAACCACGATTCCTCCCTGCCGTCCTTGCCATAGCGGCCGCCGCCCATGTTGCGGGGATTGAGGAAGGTGGAGGTACGCAGGTGTCGGCAGATCGTGGGGAAGAGGGAGCGGGGGATCTCGATCTTGGTGTCGATGATGTTGACTCGCATGGGTTGTCTCGGTGGGTGTGAATGGGAAAGAGGCCCGCCGGTCGCATCGGCGGGTCGTTGTGGGGGCGGCGTGGGATCAGGTGTAGAGGGAGCCTTGGAAGTTGAAGCGCTCCTCGTTCTCCTCGTCGATCGCACGGCAGGTGCCGTCGATGATGGAGGAGAGGCGGGCGGTGCGGCGCTGCGACTCGGCGGGCGAGTCGGTGTGCTTCTCGACCTCGGTGAAGGCGTTGAAGAGGGACCACACCGTGTCGCCCTTGAGGGCGTTGTGTCCGCCGGGTCCGTCGGGACGGGTGAACTCGTGCCAGACACGGGGCAGGAGCCGTCCGTTGGTGGCGCCCTTGACGAGGGCGGTCATGCACAGGTCGGCTGCGTTCTTGCGCACCTCGACTGGGTCGGTGCCGAGGAAGAGGTTCTTCCATCGGGAGATCTGCTGCTCGGTCGAGTCGAAGTAGCCGGGGAGCTCGGCGACCTTGTCGATGCAGATGCGGGGGAAGTCTCGGAGGATGAAGGCCGTGTGCTTGCGGCTGAACTTGACCACGGCGTCCGACGAGCGGAAGGCGAGGTTGTCGCAGACGAAGACGCGGGTTCCGAGCACGGCCTGTGCTGAGAACTTCATGCGGTGCGAGTTGCGGAGACCGAGGACGTGGGTGTAGTCGCCGTCGGCCGAGGTGCGGTCGAGGGTGATGACTCCGAAGTAGTCCTCGCCGCCCTTGCCCATGAGCCCGTGCTCCTGACTGGTCACGGCGTAGCCGTGGTAGGAGAGGGCCTCGAGCACGGTGTCGAGGAACAGGCGGTGCGGGATGGGGAAGTGCGATGCGGTCGGACGGGGGGTCGCCACGTTGGTGACGTCGGCGAGGCTGGCGGAGTAGCCGCCGGCGTGAAGTATGAGAGATGTCATTGGTCGCTGTCTCCGAAGGGATCTCCTGGTAACCACACCCGCTGCCCCTTCATGCAGCCGGATATGGCGAGGGCCTCGACAAGGGCGCACGGGCCGGAGTCGAGGATCTCGAAGTCGAAGTTGTCGCCCTTGTCCTCGAGGACAGAGACGAGGTAGAACCGGTCGGGCGTCATGTCCGTGTCGGATAGGAGGCGGACACGGCGCGGTGAGAGGATGACGAAGTCGTTGATGTTGAGTTTGGGTTGGGACACGAGTCTCCTATGTTACACAGAGTTGGAAGATTGTAAAGGGGTGACGGTCAGGACTGGGGGTCGCAACGCTTGGCGCTCCAGTTGGAGAGGGATTCGGTGTCGATGAACTCGTCGTGGTGGATGATGCCGTGCTCCATGGCGTACTGGATGGCGTCGCTCGGGGTCGCCGCCTTGACGCGGAAGGTGCGGGTCCAATGCTCGAGGGCGATGCACGAGACCTTCCACTCGACCGGCGTGGCGGCCGGCTCGGGATTGGTGGTTGGCTCGGTGATGTCGTCGAGCCAGCAGTTGGAGCCGAGCGTGGGATAGGCGAGACGAAGCATGGATTGGACATAGCGGTTGATGCTGTCCGCCATGGGTTCGGGTGCGTCGGGAGGCAGTTCGATGTCGATGCGGATGTGTGCTTGCTTCATGGCTTGTAGTTCCTTTGCTCGGTCTGGCGGGCGGCCTCGATGTAGGCCGGACTGAAGTGTTCTGGGAAGGCGAGGACGACGGCGCACCACGAGCAGTCCTGCTCGAACCACTGGTCCTTGGTGAAGGAGTACTCGCGGAGGTGCTGGGGCATGCGGGCGTAGACCTCGGGCAAGAGGCGGTATCCGCCGTGGCTTGCGGTCTGCACGAAGTAGATGCCAGGAGCGACGGTCTGCGAGGATTCGATGTGACCCCACGGGCAGGCCATTGCGGGTTTGTAGCGGGCCGGGTTCATGCGGGGTACGACTCCTCGGCGCTGCGGATCTGGTCGATGACCAGTTCGCACGGGTCTTCCATGTCCCGCATGTTGAGGCTGTACCACAGTTCGGCGACCGCCTCGCGGCAGGTGCCGACGATGTAGTGGGGCTCGCCTTCGTGGGTTGATTGATAAGTGCATCTGAGACGGAAGAGATGCAGCGGGGGAGGGGGGACGTCGGCTCGGTCGAGCATGGCGGTCTTGAGCTTGGGCTTGGGCATGGGTTTCCCTTAGTCGGGGGTGACGGCGTCGAAGCACGATGGGCAGATTCGGGAGACGAGCATCTCGCGGTGTTCAGGTGCGAGGTTTGGGAAGGCGACTTGGATGAGCGCGCCGTTGCGGCGCTTCTCCATCCCCGAGAAGAATGCGGCCTCGTCCATGTCGAACGAGTGGTTCTTGTTGCAGTCCACGCACTTGACGGTGACGCGGACGCGGTCGATGTCGGTCGGGTGAGGCTCAAAGATGACGAAGTCGGAGCGCATTGTGTTGTCCAGTGGGTGAATGAGAAACCCCCCCGCACCAAACGACTCGGTGCGAGGGGGGAGACATGGGCGGTGAGTCAAGCGGTGGGGGTGGCGGTGGGCAGGGGGCGGTTAGGACGCGGGGTCAGCGAGTCGCGGAAGGAGACGGCGAGATCTTCGGACGAGGTCTTGCACGGCGTCAGGTCGATGAACTCCGACACGTCGGGGTTCGGCGGGATATCGCGGATCTGCTCATCGATGATGCTGGTGAGGAGAAGACCGAGAAGGTTGCGGTCGCTGAGATGGTTGGTGCCCACCAGGTAGATGCCGAGCAACGCCAACCCGTTGATCACGCGCCACAGGAAGAGGTGAACCTCCTCGTTGGTGAGACACGTCGCATCCTTTGGGAGTTCGACGCCGAGTTCGGCGAGTTGCTTGCGGTTGGTGGACCTCGGAGCCTTCTCCGCGTCGTAGATGATGGCGGCGACGATCCGCTCCGCCGGCCGTCCCTTGGCCTTCTCCTCCGCGACGAGCTCGTCGATCATGGCCGTGCGCTTGGAGCGCTTCTTCTCGATGACCTTGGCGGCGAGGCCAAGGTCGATGTTGAGCGGAGGAGCGCCGGGGTTCCAGACGACCGCGGCGAGCAGGTCTTCCGGCTTGATCTTGCACTTGATGTTCTTCTTGACTGCGACCATTGCTGTGTCTCGGCACGGGATTGGTTTGGGATTGCCGCGCACCGTGCTTCGCGGCAATCGTGAAAGGAAAACCCCCACTGCCCGTGGGTCGGGCAGCAGGGGCGAGGTGGAGGAAACCCTCGCCTCCCCCGTCAAGGGGAGGGAGGGCGGGGGGAAGATGCGGTCAGCGGATCTGCGAGCCCTCCTTGGTGTCGGCGGGGACGCCGTCGAAGGCGTCGAGGGCGGCGTCGATCTCCTCGTGGAGTGGGGTGGGCGTGGGCACGGAGGTGTGCAGCGGGGTGTCGGAGATGCCGCTGTTGAAGGTCATAGACCGCACCTCGATGTCGCGCTGTTCGCGCTCGGCGAGGGAGGCGGAGATGCGCACCGCCGTGTAGTAGTCGGGCGAGGTGGCGAGGATATTGAGGGGGGAGGGGCGCGGCGCGTTGTAGGTGCCGTACTTGAGGCACCACTCGATTTCCTCACGGATGGAGTCGCGGTTGACGGGGGTGGTGGTGTAGCAGATGGCGTACATGGCATGTCTCCTGATTGCCCTTGAGGGGCGGATTGCGGGTTGCCGAACCAACGCGGCTCGGCACAGAAAAACAAAAAAAGGGCAAGGCAGCGCGTGGCTGCCCTGCCCTTCGAGGGGACGGAAGCGCTTAGCGCTTCAGGACTGCGGTGCGAGCGGCGGGAGCCGCCTTGGCGGCAACTCCGCTGTGCCTCACCAGTTGCACGAGGAAGCCCTTCGGGGCTCTCCAGATCGAGAAGATCCCGTGCATCTTCTCGTTGGGGGTCGCCGCGGCGTCCACCATGAAGGTGGCGCCGTCTTCGACCACCCCCAACTTGTCCACGACCTTGGCGGGCATGTTGCCCGAGGCGGGGAGAGTCTCGGCCTCTCCCACGGTGTCGAGGCATCCGACCCTAGCCCAGACATCGCCCGTCTCGAAGTCGATGCGGAGGTTCGCTCCGCTGACGACGCCCTTGGCGTCGGTGACCAGTTCGAGCGGGTCGATGCGCTCGACCTGTGCCCCAAACAACTCCTTCTTGGCAGCCGACTGAACCTTGCTGAACGACATGACTGTCTCCTTGTGAGAGGATAGAACGTGGCTCACCGTTGGAGCCAACACCCTCACGCTTATCTCAAACGTAAACCCTTGTAAACACGGCACTTATGGGGGTCATCGGCTACTTACCACGGCGACTCGCGCCCCCCTGCGCGGCCACCCCCCGGCAAGCCCCCTCGGCGGCTTCTGCATCGTTGGGGGAAAGCCCCCATTTGTCTGAGATTTCGCT